GCATGTAGTCGAAGTCGTACACGTCGCTCTTGAACCGCGCCTTCGACCAGACGCCGATGATCCGGCGCTCGACACCCGCGTCGTCGTGTGTGGACGGCATCCCGTCCGCGTTCTTCCATACCTTGTGATGCGCGACGCCTTCCTCGAAGTCGAACGTGTCCCCGAGGCGCACGAGGTACGCCGAGAAGATGTCCACGTCGCCGGACCGGCGGCAGAGCGTCTGGAGCCCGCGGTAGCCGAGTTGTAGGTTGCACTCCATGGCATCGGGGAGAGCCTTCCCGTTCGCGTCCTTCCGCTTGCGGTTCCATCGCGGGATCAGGTGCGCCTGCTGGGTCACGCCGTCCGGCATGAGTCCCGCCTGCGCCGCTAGGAGGACCGCCTTGTACGTCGAGTCCGGCGTGCAGTTGTAGAGTTGCGGGTTCTTCTGCGCCGCCGTGAACACGCACCGGATGATCCGGTCCGGCGTGACGCCGACCCGCGCGAGCGCGTTGCCGATCTCGCCCTTGCGAGCCTCGAAGAACACGCGCATCCGCTTCTGCCGCTCCACGATCGGGATGATCTCGCCCACGATTACCTCTCCTTCGCCTTGAATGCCGTCAGCGGGCGAGACGTACTCGCCTTGACGACGTGTTCCTGCTTGTGCTGCGTCTTCCACCGCCAGCCCGCGCCGGTCGCGAGGACGCCGATCTCCGCGTCACCCATCTCGGCGCGCACGCGGTTCTTGAGTGCGTTGATCCGCTCGATCGCCGCGTCGCGCACGGTTTCGAGTTCCTCGATCTCCTCGCGCACGGCGATGAACTCGCCCGGCATCGCCTTCGTGACTCCCGGCGAGTGCCGAGGATACAGCCGGGCAAGGACAGCCGCGTCCTCGGCCTGCGGCGGCGGCGGAACCTGCGGGACGACGTACTCGTGCCACCACGCGATGAGGCGCGGGCGGATCTCGGTTGCCCATGTGGGGTCGCGGTCCACGGACGCCCATCGCAAGTCGTTCCCGACGTCACACGCCACAAGCGCGAAGTCCACGTCGCAAACATTCATGCCGTGCTGCGCCTGGGTCACAACGTCGTCGGGGATCGCCTCCGCCCACTCCCGCGCGTCACGGATGCGGCTCTTGAACTCGCAGACGCCGACGCGCCCGTCCGGCATCGTCACGAACCCGTCCGGCGAGTAGATGAGGCACGGGTCGGCGGCGCTGCGCGCAATGGCGAAGCCGGTCACCCGGTCCACCTTCCCGCCGCACTCCAGTTCCAGACGCCCGGCGATGAACGCCTCCATGTAGCGCCCGCGGGCGAGCGTGTAGTTGTCCTCGTCGTCGAGGATCGACACCTTCGACTCCCACACGCGCAGGGGCGTCGCGTCGCGGTACTTCGCGCGGCCGAGGATTGCGCCCACGTCGCTGCCACCAAGGCCGGAGCGGCGATGCTCAAGCCACGTCGCGCGATCGGGAAGATGGATGAGGTTCACGACTCCTCCCTCTTCGCGTCGATGATCGCCTCGCGCACCGCGCGGAGGTCGCCAGCGACGAGCCAGTTGTACGGAAGCTCCACCTTCTGCCCGTTGCGCCCGACGGCGAAGACGGCCATGTCCTCGATCTCGTCGTAGGTCCGGGCTCCGTCCTTCTCCGTGACGACGCGCCCCTCCGCATCGATGGTGACGCGGAGTTCGAGGGTGGTCTTCGTCACGACGCCACCGCCCGCGGCAGCCCGTCGAAGTCGAACCCCGACTTGTGCGCGAAGAACGTGGTGCCCTTGTCGCACGTCACGGCGATCCCGTGCCCCATGCCCATCGCGCCCGGTCCGGCGACCTCCACGAACTTCGCCGCGCGGATCATCCTCTCGGCGGTCGCGCGGGACAGGTCGCATCCGATGAGGACGCCGGGGACCGTGCCGCGGAACGTGTGGACTTCGTCGCCTTCCGCGAGCGCGGAGATGGCGTCGTCCGGGGTCAGGAAGTGGCGTTCGGGTTCCGTCACGACTTCCCCTCCGCCCGTTCGGCGGCGGCGAGGAGTGCGGCGGCGAAGGCGCGGGCCTGTGCCGTCGGGACGTTGTGCATCGACACTCCGAGCGTGCCGTCGTTCGCGTCGATGCGGATGGTCACCACGTCGCGCGACCCGGGGCACTTGCGCGAACTCCAGACGAGGAACGGGGGTTCCCCGAACTGGCGCGTCGGCGTGTCGTTCGGCTCCTGCGGGGCGGTCACGACTTCGCCCCCGCGCGGAGGGCGGAGAGGAGAGACTTCGGCATTCCGTCGCCGTCCAGCGTCGCCTTGAACCCGACGCCCGCCGCCATGTGGAACACGACGATCCCCTCCGGCTTCATGAAGCCCGGGGCGACGACAGAGCCGACGCCGCGGAGACGCTCGATGCACGCCTCGATCTCGTCCGTGCGGAACGGTCCGCGGTAGAGGATCGGGACGACGCCAAGGAACGCCGGAACCTCCGCCGAGAACCTTGACGGCTGGCGCGGGTCGGCGGATCGAGTCTCGACCGGCGTCGATCCGCCGACGTGCCACCGCGCAGCATTGAAGAGGCTGAACCGCCTCTCGCCGTTGCGGAGCCCGTAGCCGCGCTGGATGCCGGAGCCCCACCATTCTCCGAAGTGCCGACCGGGGCCGAGAGCGAGGAACAGAGCCTCGGCATTGTCGCGCACCCACGCGGCGAAGCCGAAGTTGTCGGCCTCCGGCGCGATCCAGCGGCTGCGCGATCCGGCCCGCACGTCGCCGCCGGGACCGATGAACACTTGCGCGTTCGTGCCGTCGATCTTCTCGGTCACGAGGATGTCGCGGTTCAGTCGCGCGATCTTGGGGAACTCTTCGAACTCGCTCACTCTGGCCTCCTCGTCGGCGCGGGGATCGCGTCCGATGGGCACAGACTAACGCCGCGCCGGACCTCTTCAAGAACATTCTTAAAGATCCTTGACGCCCCGCCGTGCCCGGGTTCTACTGTGCCCCGTCGCGATGGTGCGACAGGAGGTGCGAGATGAGCGACGAGAAGCAGTCCGACCCGATGGCGGGGATCGCGGCGGAGATCGTGCGGGGCATGTCGGAGATCGTGCGGGCGGAGGTCGAGCGCAAGTGCGCCGCCGCCATCGCGAACTCCGCGGGCTACGCCGTCGAGAACGCGGTGTCCCGCGCGGTGTCGGCGGAGATCGAGCGGACGGTCCTGCCGCAGGTCAAGATCATGGTGGCGAACCTCGCGCCGCAGATCACCGCGGAGATCGAGAAGTCGCTGCCCATCGTCGCGCAGACGATCGCGACAACGCTCGTGGCGAAGGTCACGAAGAACGCGAGCAGCTACCGCATGGATCAGGTCGTCAAGGAACTCCTCTCGTGAGCCCGGTCCTCGACGCCGCCGCCGCCCTCCGCATCATCGCGAGCGCGCGGCGCTCCGGCATGGGAGACGGCGCGATCTGCGACGCTCTCGGCATCACGTCGGTCACGCTGACGGCGTGGACGAAGAAGCCGGACACGGTGCCCCAGCGGCGCATCCGCGAGAAGCTGGGCGCTCTCCGGGAGAAGGTTCGCGCCGATCGGCGGAAGGGGGCGACCCGATGAGCCCCGCCGCATGGATCGTCGTCCTCGCGGTCGCGCTGGCGATTGCGGTGGTCGCCGCGGTCGTCTTCCTCTCGGACCTGATCCGGGCGGACGAAGAGTGCGACACTCTCCGCATCTGCGCGAAGGTGGACGCCAAGTGCGGCAAGGCTCTCACCGCCGAGCGGGACGCCGCCCGCGCCGAACTCGCCAACGCCTTGAAGTCGAAGGCGGCGCAGTTCGAGGCGTGGCAGGCGGAGACTCACTTCCTGAACGACGAGTTGCGCGTCGCCAAGAATTGCCTGCGGTGCGCGGAAGAGGCGCTTCTTTCCACGCAGGTGTCTTTGTTCCGTTCGCAGAAGGAAGTGCGCGAGCAGACCGCCAACCTCGGCGAACTCGCCGCGCTTCGTGAGGAGTGCGACAAGCTCCGGAAGTACGCGCAGGGCATGAACGCGGACTGCGACAAGATGACGGACGAACTCGCCCTCCTCCGCCCGATCGCGGACGTGACGGAGAAGTTCATGGACTCCAACAAGGAGCCCGGCGAGTGGGCTCCCGTCCGCGAGGCGCTCCGGGCGCGGAAGGAGGCGGGATCGTGACGGACGCGAAGGTCGCGGAAGCCGCCCGCCGCTGGGTCCTCGCGCGGGAGCGGGCGGCAAAGCTTCGGGCGAAGCGGGCGGGGCTGGAGTGCGCGCGAGAGGGCGCGGAGCCTGACCGCATCATGCGCGGTCTGACCCCGTGCTGGAAGACGTGGCTCCCCGATCCGGAGGGGCGCGACTGCCTCGGCAACCCCACGGGCGACACGATCCGCCTGCCGGACGCCGAGTGGTGCGAGTCCTGCCGGGAGCGGGAAGTCGTCCACGGCGACTACCGCCGTGCGACCGCCTCGCGCGGGGCGGCGGAGCGCGTGTTGCTGCGGTTCGCGAAGGCGCAGGTGACCCCGTGACCACCTGCCCCTGCGGCGGCGAAGTCTGCGACCGCGGCCCCGACCTCGGCGTCTGCGTGCTGTGCGGACGCGCCTTTCACGCACCCACGGAGGAAGACCATGAGTGACGCGATTGAGTTCCCTTGGAAGTGGCTGTCGTTCGGCTTCCGTCCCAACGAGCCGTTCCCGCCGCCGACGCGCGAGAGCATCGCCGCGTTCAAGAGCGTCGTCGCCGCGGAGAAGGCGAAGCAGGATGTGGAGTGGCTCGCGTTCGTGGACGCCTTCGCAGAGAAGAAGGCGCGGATGCTCGCGCTCGCGAAGGAGATCGGTTTCCCGACGACGCGCGTGGACAGGTCGAAGAAGAGGCCCAAGTCGGTCGGGCTGGACGAGACGCTCGCGCAGTTCCATCCGTCCTCGTGCGGGTTTCTCGGACTCCGCGACTTCGACTACCAGATCCGAGCCGTGGAGGAGTGGCTGACGAAGAAAGAGTCCGCGGACCGGGCGAAGGCGGAAGTCTCGGAGAGGCTCGCGAAGGTGACCCGGGCTGCCTCCTACCTGATCACGGAGGGCAAGAAGATGGGTGAGGACTTCACCGTCGAGAACGCCATCAAGCGGGCGAACGCCATTGCGGCGGACAAGGCGTGCGACGCCGCCCCTGAGTTCTACGACGACTTCGCCGGGAAGAACTGCGAGGACTGTCCCGGGTGGTCGAAGGGCAATCATCGCTGCGACTGCGGGAACCGCCGCGTGTCGTTCTCGTCCGACGGTGATTTCGAGAACATGAGCGTGTACCCGGAGGCTTACTGATGAGCGCAACCGACGGAGGACGCATGAAGCGCATCGACAACCCCTTCGCTGTCGTCGTCCTGTGGAAGGACGGCTCGGGCGCGTCCATCATGGAGCGTGACTCCGCGATCGAGGCGGAGATGGGGGCGCGTGGCTTCCGAATGCTCGGCCACGAAGCCCACGTCGTCGCCCTCCCGGACCTCCTCGCCTGGGTCCGCGCGAACGCGAGGGAGGGGACGTGAGAGCCCCCGACTACGAGCGCGACGGCGTCCGGCTCTATTGTGGGCGAAACGAGGACGTGCTGCCGTCGCTGAACATCGCGGAGATTGACGCCGTCATCTCCGATCCGCCCTACGGGATGGATTGGGACACGGACACCACGCGGTTCTCCGGCGGCGAGCAGGGAGTCTCGCGCGGCAAGGAATGGGAGACGCGGATCGCCTCCGATGACGAACCCTTCGACCCGTCGCCGTGGCTCGCCTTCCCGCGCGTCGTCCTCTTCGGATGCAACCACTTCGCGGCACGGCTCCCTGTCGGCACGACGCTCGTCTGGATCAAGCGGAACGACGCCGCCTTCGGGACGTTCCTCTCGGACGCCGAACTCGCGTGGATGAGCGGAGGATACGGCGTCTACTGCTTCCGCGACGCGGGCGGGAATGCCGCCGTCGGGGAGAAGGTCCACCCGACGCAGAAGCCCGTCGCCCTCATGCGCTGGTGCATCGGCAAGGCGAAGGTGCCGACGTGGGGCACGATCCTCGACCCCTACATGGGCTCCGGCACGACCGGCGTCGCCGCGGTCCGCGAGGGTCGCCGCTTCATCGGGATCGAGGTAGATGAGCGATACTTCAACGTCGCGGTCCGGCGGATCGACGCGGAACTCGCGCAGGGCAAGCTCTTCGGGACGGCGTCCGATGCGTAGCGCCCTCCGCCGCCTGCGGTGCGCCCTCGGCTGGCATCGCCCGATCGAGTGGTACGTCTTCGTCTCCCCACGGCACCCGCGGTACGAACTCAGGACGGAATGCCTCTGGTGCCTGCGGAGGTTCACATGAGACTCGCCCCGGAGATCCTCGCCTCTCGCGCCACGAAGATCCGCCACGCCCGCGCCTGGAGCCTCAGCCTCTTGGACCCCGCCGCGGACGCCCTCCCGGAGCCGCCGCCGTCGGTGCGGGAGCCCTCGCCCTGCGCCAAGTGCGGCGGCACGGAGCGGTACGCCAATGGCGGCAGGTTCGGCCCGTGCGTGCCGTGCAGGCGCGAGGAGAGCAAGCGGAACAAGCGCCGGGCGCGGCGGGCGGTGCCCCGGTGAGGTACGCATCCGTCTGCGACGGCATCGGCGCGGTTCACGTCGCGTGGCAGGGGCTCCAGCTCGAATGCGCGTGGCGCTCGGAGATCGAACGCTTCCCGGAGGCGGTCGTCTCGCACCGCTTCCCGAACATCGGCCCCAATCTCGGGGACATGACGAAGATCACGGACGAGGAGATCGCGCGACATGGGCCAATCGACCTTCTCGTGGGCGGAACTCCCTGCCAGTCCTTCTCCGTCGCCGGACTCCGACGCGGACTGGCTGATCCTCGTGGCAACTTGGCGCTGGCCTATCTGGCGCTGGCTAGCCGAAGCGGAGCGCGGTGGCTCCTCTGGGAGAACGTGCCCGGCGTCCTGTCGTCGAACGGAGGACGGGACTTTGGAGCCTTCCTCGGAGGGCTGGCGGAACTCGGGTACGGGTTCGCCTACCGAGTTCTGGACGCACGACACTTCGGAGTCCCTCAGAGACGCCGTCGCGTCTTCGTTGTCGGACATCTTGGAGACTGGCGACGTGCCGCCGCGGTACTTTTTGAGCGCGAGAGCCTGCGCGGGGATCTTGAGGCGGGCGGCGAAGAGGGGGAAGATCCTGCCGCCGGCTCTGGAGACGGCGCTGCGAGCGGTGGCGACGCCGCGTTCTGTGTCCGAACCTCCGCCGCACGAATGATGTGGGACGGGGCGGACAACATCATTCCGCAGCACGCTCGGTGCGTCACGCGAGGGGAGGGAGCGCGAGGGGATTTCGAGACGACGACGATGATCCCCGTCGCCATTCCCATCCAAGACGGGCGAGAGATCGAGAAGGCGCAGAACGGGCTCGGCGTGGGCAGGGCGGGCGATCCGGCGTACTCGCTGGACACGACGGGGGCGCAGGCTATCGCCTTCAACTGGCAGTCCGGGGGCGACTGCCGCCTCAACCCGCGCAGCGACGGCGTGGACGCGCTGCAACGGTGCCAGACGCCTGCGGTCGCCTTCACGCAGAACCAGCGCGACGAGGTCCGCATCGTCCGCAACGTCGGGGCGCTCGCGGCGGAGCCCGGGATGAAGCAGCAGACGTACATCGCGCAAGCCGTGGACACCTACAACGGGGCGATCACCGGCCGCACCGCGGCGACGCTCGGGACGGGTTCCGGGACCGGGCTGTCCTCCGGCCCGTCCGTCATGGGGACGATGGGCGTGCGCCGCCTGACCCCCCGCGAGTGCGAGCGCCTCCAGGGGTTCCCCGACGACTACACGCTCGTCCCGTACCGGGGCAAGCTCGCCGCCGATGGGCCGAGGTACAAGGGGCTCGGGAACAGCATGGCTGTGCCGGTGATGCGCTACATCGGGGAGCGCCTCGTGCGGGTGGACGCCCTGGCGGTGCCACGGTGAACCGCGGCGGGGGGTTGACCGAGGGGAAGTGGGGTGTTACCCTACCGGGGCTTAGGTCGTCTATGAACTCAATCCAGCATTCCGAAGACCCGCCGCTGCGCGCCCCTTCCGGGGTTCGTGGACGCCTAAGCAACTTCACGGCTGCGCGCGGCGGCTCTTCGGGTGACAGTGGATCGTGGCGACGCCCGCAAGGGGGTGGCTCCTCGGAGCCCGTGTCCACGCTGCGACGGTCCCGAAGGACCGCGCATGGCTAGGTTCCGAACGATCGACCCCCTCATGTGGGAGTCACCCGACCTCGACGGGCTCACGCCGCTGGCGCGGCTCGTCCTCGTCGCCCTCATCTCGCACGCCGACGACGACGGGCGGCTCATCGCGGACGACACCGCGATCCGCCTTGCGGTCTTCCCGCGCGGGTTCCCGCGGGGGGTGACCGACCGCGCCCTGCGCGAGGCGACGGCGTCGCTTACCGACCGCCCGGTGCCCCTCGTCGTGGTCTACACCGCCGAGGACGGGCGCATCTACGCCGCGCTGCCCGGGTGGATGGACGGCGCATCGTGGCAGTATCAGCGGGTGGACAAGCGGAAGGAGTCCCGCTACCCCCCGCCCCCCTCCGGCGTCACCAAGAACGCCCGGAAGGCCGGGCGAAGGCCCGACGACCTCATCCCGGAGGTAGCTCCGCCCCCCGCCGGACCAATCGCGCAGGGTGGCGCAACTAATCGGCGATTGATCGCGGGGGAGTGGAGTGGAGTTGAAGCGAAGGGAGCGGAGTCCGAAGCGACGCGACCTGAGCAGACTTCCGCGTCGGTCGGCGCGGCTGTGGCGGGGGCCGCCACGCCTTCCCTCCGCGGGAGCGAGTTATACGAAGCCCTCAAGCGGCACGAGCCCACGATCACCCCGAACCTGCGGAAGACGCTGGAAGTGGCGATCGAGTCCGTCCGTGCCCGCACAGAGAGAGGCGAGGAAGCCGCCCGACTTCTCCTCGCGCAGATCGAGGAGGAGAAGTCGAAGACGAGCAAGGTCCGGGAGGGAGTCGGGCAGGCGCTTCGGAACATCAGGGGGGTGAATGGCCATGCGTGACGTTCCTGCCATCGCCAGCCCGGGCTTCGCGCTCATCCTCGACCCGTTCCGGCAGACGTGGGAGTCGTACTTCGGGATCGACGGTCCCCCGTGCCCGGAGGCTACGTTCGTCCACGCCGCGGTCCGGCGCATCTCCCCCGCCGACGCGATGCGGGCGGTCCAGATCGCCGCGGACAAGTTCGACGCGGGATCCGTGAGCTTCGACGGCGTCGGGCGGTACTGGTTCGGGATCGTGAAGCGCATGGCCGAGGAGTGGGACTACGGACGGGCTGACGCCTTCCGGCGGAACGGAGAGTTGGAATGACCACGCACGCCCCCACGAACGCCGGGGAGGGCGGGAGGATTGCCGGGAACCGGCGGAAGGAGAGAGACGCATGAGCCGCCCCACGGGGAAGTCCACGATTGCCGCCAAGGTTCGCGCCCTCCAGCGGGACCGGCAGGAGTTGCGGCGACTGCTCGAGCGGGCACTTGTCTACCTGCGCGAAGGTCACCGCGCCTCGCACGTCTTACTCGAGGACATTGACGCGACCATCGCACAGAAGACGGCGCGACGCGCCCGGAGGACGAAGTGAGGAAGAAGCCCGCGGTGTTTGATCCCGAGCATGGTGTATGCGAGGAGTGCGGAGCCGAGACAGCGTGGCCCGGAAACGGCGTCGCGTGCGACGAGTTCGACGAGAACAAGGGCGGGCCGTGCGGCGGTCTGATCGTGCCCAAGTGACCGCCGACCGCGTCCCCGTCGCCGCCCTCGCCGCGAACGTGGCCGCCCTGCGCCGCCGCTTCCCCGGGCTGGACGCCGCCCGGACGGTGCCGGGGAGCCTGACGGTGGCCGTGCCCGCGGCGGAGTGGCCGGACGGGGTCGTGCCCGACTGGCGGTTGCGCCTCGGCGTGACGTGCCTCCGGTGCGGGGCGGATGACTGGCGGGCGCAGAAGCCCGGCAAGGGCGGGCCGCGTTGTCGCCCCTGCGACGTGAGGCGATGTGTCGAGTACCAACGGCTGCCGCGTGTCGCGGCACGGAAGGCTCTCAAGGACAGGAAGCGCCGGGCGCGGGCTGCGCTCGGGGCGGAACGGAGGACGACGTGAAGCGGATCGTGGGCTACAGGGTGCGGATGGGCGACAACTACGGTGCCCCGCGATGGTGGGGCATTCGGATGACGGAGAAGAAGCCGAAGCCGATGTCTCTGGCGTGCGCGCGGAGCGTGGCTGGCCGACTGCGGACGATCCAGGCCACATTCGGGGGCGGCGCGGTTCGACTCATCCGTGTTGTCCGGAAGGGAGGGTCCAAGTGAGCGAATTCAGGGATCGGGATGTTCGCGCTTTGATCTCGTCCGTGCGGCGGTTCATCGACATCGCGGACGCCTGCGCCGTCGCCGCGACGGAGAACTACAACCGCTCGCGTGTCGGCAGGAGAAATCCACCGATTGAGCTACGAACCGTCGATCGAGCGATCCGTGCGCTCAACGCAGCGTGGTTGCCGTGGGAGGAGTGCCGCTTGTTGGACGGGAACCCTGTCAGCCGGAAGAAGGACAAAGCGCCCCGGAAGGGAGGCGGGAAGTGAGCGAGCGGAAGGAACTGGCGGCGCGATTGCGGCATGTCGCCAAGGTGTTCTTCGCGGACGGAGCGAGTGCCTACGGCTACCTTCGCGCCGCCGCAGACCTCCTCGACCCCCCGGCGCAGGGGCGGACGGTCCGGGTGCGCGTGGTTTGTGCCGTGACGCGGGGCGGGACGTTCTCGGCTCATGGCGACTCGGGCATGGTTGACCCGGCGGTCATCGCTATTGCGCTCGATGGCGCGTGGCGAGACGAGGACGACGTTGCGGGTACTCCCGCGCAAATCCGATGGGTCGAAGCCGAAGTTCCCGCGTGGGAACCGCCGCCGACGGTGGAAGGGACGGTGCAGCCATGACGGACGCCGACCTCGCCGCGATCGAAGCCCGCTGCCGGGCGGCGACGGCTGGACCGTGGAGCGTGAAGCCCTACGACGCGGAGTACGCATCGGGCAACGTCGAGAGGCTGTGGGACATCCACGCCTCTTACCCCGAAGACACCACGCCGTGGGAGCGTAGCGTCGCGCGCGTGTGGGGCGACAACGCGGTATGGCTCCGCGATCGGGAAGCCGACGGAGGGAACGCTGAGTTCATCGCGCACTCCCGGACGGACGTGGAGGCGCTCTGCGCGGAGGTGCGGAGGCTGCGATCCGCCGCGCTGGACCGCGACCTTCGGAATGAGAGGGGGTTCGATTGACCGACGCCGACCGACAGGAATACGCCGCGATGATCCTCCGCGACTACCGCGGGGTGGAGACGCCGTGCCCCGTCTGCGCCGGCTGGGGCGTCCGCGGCTACGCCTCTACCGCGCGCTGGCGGGGCGGGGTCGGCGGACAGATGCTCACGTCCGGCGTCTGCGACCGATGCTGGGGCAGCGGGGACGAGTCGAAGCCCGGGGTGGACCTGTGGGAGGTGGAAGCCACGCGCGCCCGCGCCGAGAAGGCGGAAGCCGAGGTCCGCCGCCTCAGCGACGCCCTCGACGCCGCCGCACGCATCGTCAAGCGCAAGGCCGACCGCGCGGCCGGGAGGGAGGAGACGTGAGAGCCGACGCCGAGATCCTCGACGACTTCCGCGAGCGGTCCGCCATCGTCCAGGCCGACCGGGGCATCCTCGCCTGGGACGCCGACGAGATCGCCGCCGCCATGTTCACCGGGCGCGAGGCTGTCGTCGTGAGCTTGTACCGGGCGCAGGTCAAGGCGAAGCGGGACGCGGCGCAGCCGGGGGCTTTGGTAGACTGGACGCCATGAGCGCAACTCTCCCCGCAGGCGAGGACGGCGTCGGCAAGACCCTTGCCCGCGCGCGTGCGGGGACTCCGCATCGGGCCCCGTCGTCCACCGACTACATCCGCCTAACCGAGTGGCGCAAGCTCCGCGACAAGGGGGCCGACCCGCTCGCCGCGTTCGTGACCGTGGCGACGCATGAGACGTACGGCGTCAACCGCTGGCGCGGCGCAGCGTCCCTGCCTCCGATCGAAGCGCATCGCCAGTGGCGGCGGTTCGCCGCGCGCATGGCTCTTCCCGAGTGGGAGCGTGCCCGAGCGGAGGCGGCGCTTGCCCTCGCGGAGACTGTGACCGACGCGGCGGCAACCGTGAGCGAGTTCGTGAAGGTCCGCGTCTTCGAGACGCCGATGCACGCGGACGCGGCTCGTGTCGCGCTGGCGTCGTCGAAGGTGGCGCTCGAAGCCGCGGGCATCCTCGGCGGCAAGGGCGGGACGACGGTCAACGTCGCCGCCATCGCGCAGGCGTCCGCGGACGGCTCGCACGACCTCGCGGCGCGGATCGCGGCCGACCCGGTGGCGTCGAAGCGGTACCGGGAGATGCTCGACGCGCTCGACGCGGCGGGGGCGAAGCGGGGAGACGCGCAAGTCGGGTGAGTGTGGACCGTGCCCGCTGCTACCGCCCTCCCAGCGTGCCTGCATTGAGCCTGAACGGCCCGCGCTTGTCAAGACACCTAGAGTCGCTAGGTATGCGCCACGCTTGAGCCTGCGTAGGCTCGGAAAATAAATCTGAAATCGGCCCTTGCATCCGCGTCCCGATATCGTATCCTTTGGGCATGAAGACCACGACGAGCCAGAAGACGAAGACCCTGACGATGCGCGGCTGCAACTGGACGCTCGCGGTTGGCGAGACGATCGTCAACCCCTCGCGCCGCAACGGCTGGACGGGGCGCGTCGTTCGGCACCTCGGCACGAAGCACACGATCCGCCCCTGCGGCGCGGATGGCCGCATGGGTCGCGAGAGCGCGCAGCGGGTCGTGGTCGAGATCGTCTAGTCCCCGGGAGCCCCTCCCACTTCGGGCGGTGGCGGCAAGTTGCGGCGGGAGCCGCGGGAGGAACTCATGGCGAAGACGTGCGAGCGCAGGCTGAAACCCTTCATCGAGAACCGAAGCTGCGAAGCCGAGGCGGCGGCGGTCCTCGAAAACCGCCCGTTCGGTCCGAACACGAACCCGAGCGCCGTCCTGCGCGTGACGTTCTGCCAGTTCCACGCGGCGGAGTACCTCGCGGACGCCAACGGGTGGACGGTCGTGGAGTACCTCCCCGCGGGCGGTGCCCGGTGAGCGCGCCCCTCTTCCGCTGCTGCGATCGATGCGTCGCCGGGCTCATTCGCTCCGACATGCAGACCGGCGAGGAGCGGTGCGCCAACTGCGGCTGCCCGGTGCCCCTGCCGAACGTCGCCGGGGCGGCGCTCCACTGGGCGGAGAGCCCGGAGGCGTCCGCCTTCCACGCGCGGTACACCGACGCGCAGTTCGCGCGGATGAGGGCGCGGAGCGCGACCCTGCCGGATGCGCCGGAGGAGCCGCCCCCCATCCTCGGCGGACAGGGCCGGGACGCCTCGGAAGTCGTGGACGACGGGGACGGGATCGTCCGCGTCCTCATCATCGCCGGGTTCCTCGTGGCCATCGTCGCCGTGGGGGTTTGGGCGGCGGGGGGTGGCCGGTGACGGACGACTTCGGGGAGCGTTTCATGGCGCGCGCTCGGGAGATCGCCGCGAAGGGGGACATCGTGGAGCGCGTCGAGGCGCTTCATGCCGCCAAGCGGGAACACGCCGCGGAGATCCTCGCCGGACCCAAGAAGTGGTACACGTTCCCGGACGGGTGCGAGCGCGACGCGCGGCAGGTGGCGTGCAATCACTCCGGCGCGGCACCCGTCACCCTCCGCACGGGCAGCGTCCGCCCGCTCGTCGAGTGGCGATGGTACTGCGAGGACTGCCACGCGCTCGGGCCGGTCGTCCCGCCGCCCGTGTACGGGAAGGTCGGACCCGTGCGCCCGGTGAAGCCGTGAAGTGCCCGACCTGCAACCACGACCCCGCCCCACTCCGCCGGGCGCAGGCGCGTCACGAGAAGAAGAACCGCGAGGCCCGCAACCGGGCGAGGCGGGAGGCGCGGGCGAAGAAGCGGGAGACCGACGCGGAGTTGGCGAAGCTCGGGATCGTGCCGCCGAAATCCGACAATTCCGCGTGACGGACCTTGAGCGTGTCCCGATATCGGGATATGGTGTGGGCATGACAAACACGACGGCTGCCGCGATGAACTACCAGACCCCCTTCGGCTCGTTCTCGACGTGGGAAGCCGCCGCCGCGCGCTGCGAGGCGGCGGACATGGACCCCGTGGAGTGCGTGGTCTACGTCCCGACGGGGGTGGTCGGGTGAGCCCGGCGCACGCGGAGGAGTTCCGCCGTTGGGCTCGCGCCGAGGCGGGCAAGCCCAACACCCGGCGCGTCGTGCGGCGCGATCTCTTGCGCTTCGCGCGGGAGTGCGGACGGTTCATCGTCCGGCGTCCGAACTTCGCGGAACGGATGGAAGCGATCCGGGGCGCGAAGGGGTGGCATGAGGTGACATACGAGACGCAGGCGGGGTGCCTCCCCGTGCGACTCAACCCGCCCATCCGTTGCTTTTAGTGGAGAGAATGCGCGGCGGGAGCCGCGGGAGAGAACCCATGGTGAAGACGTACGAGGGAGCCGAGGGGCGCGCGATCCGAGAGGCGCTCGCGGAGGGTGCGGAGATCGTGACGGAGTTCGCGCCGGGGCACACGGTCTGGCTTGCAAAGGTCGCGGCGCTTCTGGGCGTCGCTGTGGCTCAGACGGAGCCCACCATCGCGGAAGTCCGCGCCGAACTCTCCCGACGCGGCATCGACGTTGCCCCCGCCGTCGCCAAGGTGCGGGAGGCGGTAGCGCGACAGCGGGCGAGCGACCACAACGAGAACCTCGCGCTCTGCCCGAACAAGCGGGACACGGGCGGATCGTTCTGGTGCGGGTGCCGCGCCCTCTCGCTCCCGGCCGTCCGGGCGGCGCTCGTCTCGGCGGACCGCGCGTACGAGCCCGGCGACGATCCGGACCAGCCGGACAGCGATCGGGAGAAGCTGAGCCTCACGATCGGGCAGATCCGCGCTCTCCGTTCCGCCCTCTTCGCGCTTGACGCGGCGGTTGCCTCCCTCCCCGCGGTCGGCGCGAGTACCACGGGCGGTACAGCGACGCCTGACGTTCCGTTCGGCGCGTTTGGTACACTCCCCGCGTGAACCTCGCCCTCCGCCCGCACCTTGCCGACCCTGCGCGCCACGCCGAGAAGCTGTCGCGCGGGGCGTTCAAGCGGTTCCGGCACGTCCGATACCTCTCGAACCTCATCGCGGACGACGTGGCGAAGGGGGAGACGCGGCGGATCGTCTCAACTCCCCCGCAGGTCGGCAAATCGACTCTCTTCTCCCAATCGCTCCCGGCGTGGCTCCTCGACATCGACCCGCGGCGGCGCATCCTCTGTGTCTCCTACGGCTCCGACCTCGCGACGCGGAACTCCCGCGCCGTCATCGCCACGCTGTCGGAACCCGAGAACCGCGAGTTCATCCGCGTGCGCCTCGGCAAATGCACCGAGGAACTCATCGAGACGACGGCGGGCGGATGCCTGAAAGCGGTCGGCGTCGGCGGCGCAATCACCGGGTTCGGGTTCACGGACGTTGTCTTCGATGATCCGTACCGCGACCCCGAGCAGGCGTTCTCCGCGGCGTACCGGGCGAAGATCGAGGAGATTTACCAAGCCGTCATCATGACGCGCCTCGCGACCGGCGCGAACGTGTGGGGCATCCAGACGCGATGGCATGATGAGGACTTCGGCGGGATGCGGGCGAAGGACCCGGCATGGACGGTCACGCGGCTCCCGGCGTTCGCGGAGGACGGCGACCCGCTCGGGCGTGCGCCGGGGGAGGTTCTCTGCCCCGAGCTTCACACGGAGGCGGAGTACCGCGCGCTCCGTGACGGCAAGTTCGGGGACGGCGTCGGAGCGATGCTCCCCGCGCTGTTCGCCGCGCTGTACCAGGGGAAGCCCCTCCGCGAAGGCTCCGGCCTCTTCTCCCGTTCCTGGGTCGCGCTCCTCGACGCCCCGCCCGCGCTCTACTCCTCCCGCGTCCGCTACTGGGACCTCGCCGCGTCGAAGACCCGCGCCGGTCGCGCGAAGTCGCTGGATCGGGACTACGCCGTCGGGACGTTGGAGATGCGGACGCGCGAGGAGCGGTACGTCGTGGAACACGTCGAGCGCCTCCGCGGCACCGCGCAGGACGTGGACGACGCGATCATCCGCTGCGCCGAGATGGACGGGCGCGGCGTGCCGATCGTCGTGGAGAAGGAGCCCGGGAGCAACGGCGAGATGTACGCGAGCTACCTCACGCGCCGCCTTGCCGGATGGGCGGTCACGTTCAAGCCGTCCACGGGCGCGAAGGAGACGCGCTTCCGCCCGTTCGCGGCTCAGTGCCAAGCGGGGAACGTGTCCATCGTCCGCGGCGCGTGGAATGCCCCGTGGTTCGACGAGCTAGAGGTTGCCTTCGCGGGCGGCGCGCACGACGACCAAGCCGACTCGGCATCCGGCGCGTTCGCGGAGTTGTGCGGCGGGAAGGCGTGGCCGTGGCTTTCGCCCCCGGCGGCGGGTAGACTTCCCGCCACGATGGACCCCATTGCCGCCTCGCACGCCGCAGACGCGCCCCGCCCCGCGCTCGTCACGGCGTCGCGTTCGTCCTCCGGCGGAGTCTGGCCGATGGGCGGAGGCGTCCTCTCGCGAGGGCGGAGGTAGCGCGCATGAGTACCGACACGTCTCCCGATCTCACGTCCGGCCTGTGGACGTGGGGCTGGCCTGGGCTGACCACGGCGAACCCGCAGGCGATCACGTTCATGTCGATGGCGTCGTCGGTCTACAAGTCCGGCGCGCCGATGCTGTACGACCCGGACCTCTCCCGCCGTCGCGATCCCGCGACGTGGGACAAGATCATGCTCGACGACGACTTCCGCCCCGCGTGGATGCAGCGCCTTGCGAAGGTCGCGCGCCGCGAGTGGACGTTGGAGCCCGGCGACGAGTCCGAGGAAGCCGCGAAGAAGGCGAAGATCATCGACGCGCTTCTCCGCGACTGCAAGGGGCTGTACGAGGGGCGTCGGCATCTTGAGCATGCGTGCATGTGGGGATACGCCCCCGTCTGGACGCGCGGCTCCCGCGAGTGGCGCGCCCCCGCGGACCTCCTCGGGGAGTGGTGGGCTCCCGTAGAAATCCAGACGCTCGACTTCCGACAGGTCGCGCTCAAGGCTGAGACGGAGCGGACGCCGGACGGCAAGGACCGGGTGCGCGTCGTCCCGTACATGGCGACGATCGACACGGGCGTCCATTCGCCGGTCGGCTCGCCGGAGTGCCTGACGATCCATGTGTGGGGCAACGACACGTTGGACCGCAAGGGCTACGGGCGCGGGCTCGACGAGCCGGTGTACGTCCTCGTCTGGATCAAGTCGATGGTCCGGACGATCCTGCTTCAAGGCTACGAGAAGTGGGCAAACGGCATCGCGGACGTGGCCGTGGATGCCTCCGCGCACGCCTCGACGGATCAGGACTCCGCCGCCGTCGCGCAGGAACACGCCGAGGCGGTCGCCGCCATGCGCGCGCTCGGGTACTACATCCACGACAACCGCGACAAGCTGACCGTCGTGGGCATGTCCGGCACCGGATCGCAAGTAGGTATCGACCTACTCCGGATGCTTGGCGAGGGCATCACGCGCATCGTCCTCAACTCCGTCCTCCCGTCCGGGCAGGCGTCCGGCGCGGGCTCCCTCGCGCGGGCAGGCGAGGAAGGGAAGACGACGGACGACGTGATGGACGCTGAGCGGGACATGCTCGACGACGTGGTCACGGAGCGCATCGTGCGCCTCATGGACAAGCTGAACGCGCCCATGTGGGCGGAACTCGGGCTCGTCGCCGCACCGTGCCCGCGGTTCTCGTCGGTCGCGGACGAACACGAGGACCCGGAGGCGGTCGGGCGCGTGTACGAGCAGGCGCAGAAGATCGGGTTGAAGGTGTCGAAGTCCGAGGCGCACCGCCGACTCAGGATCGCGGAGCCGAAGGACGACGCCGACACGCTCGAAGCGCCGACGCCTCCCGCGCCGTCGTTCGGCGGGTTCGGTGGCGGCGGGGACTCCCCGTTCGGCGGACCGCCCAAGCCGCAGTTCGGGGACGACGCGGAGAAGCCGCGCGCCGAGTCGGAGACGCCGACCCTCGCGAAGGCGGGCGCGTGAACGTCCGATCGACTTCCGACGAACTCGACACGATCCTCGCGCGCAACGCGGGCGTGCTGGAGACGGACATCAACCGCACGGCGTCCGCGCTCATGCGTCAGGACATGGACGCGCTGCGGGACGCGACGGACCGCGCGGCGGGGACGATCGGGCGCATCCTCGCCTACTCCGACTTGCTCGGGCGTCGCCGGATGGAACTCCTCGCGCAGAACGCGCACCGGGCGAGGGCGGAGCGGCACGAGTTCGCGGCGGCTCCGGCGAACCTACTCGGCGCACTCCCGGCGGGCGGCATCCTTCCGCAGGTGACGTTCGACGAGGCCGTGTCGGACATCGCGGCGCGGATGCCCGTGGTCGCGCGCGGCTGGGAAGCGGTGCAGAAGGTCTACGACGAGCGGCACGCCTTCGCCTGCGCCCGCGCGATGACGATGAGCGTGACGCGGCGCGTTCAGGAGATCATGAAGGACGCGATCGAGGGCGGGCAACCGCATGATTTCGATGCCGTGATGAAGATCATGGAAGAGACGAATTGGAGCCGGGGCTACGCCTCGACGGTCTACACGACGAACGCCTCGACGGCCTACTCAGCGGGAGTGTGGGCGCGGGCGGCGGACCCGGACGTGATGGCCGTCATCCCTGGTTTCGAGTTCGTATCCGCGCATCTGCCCACGTCGCGCCCGAACCATGAGGCGTGCGCGGGGCTCATCGCGCCGACGGACTCGCACCTGTGGAACCGGTTCAGTCCGCCGCTCGGTTACCAGTGCCTGCCCGGAGACGTTCGCGTGTCCGGCAACGTCGAGGGCGCGGTCCGTTCGCGCTACTCAGGGCAGGTTGTCGAACTGCACACTCGGGATGGCGCACGGCTCCGCCTCACCGGAAATCACCCGGTACTCACGCGGCGCGGATGGATCGCGGCTCGCCTCGTTCGCGAAGGCGACGAGGTATTCCGCCACCTTCCCGATGTCCACGCTCTGAACCGGAGCGATCTTCTCGCGTCGTCCGCGCCACTTGAAGCGGTCGGGGCAGAACACGACGACAACGTGCCACCCCGCATTCAGGATGTGTTCGATGCGCTCGCGGCGGAGCGACATGCCGGGGAGCCGATCCTTGCGAACAGCCTGCCGCTGGATCTCCACGGCGACGCGCAGTTCACGGAACGCGAAGTCCACGTTGTACGGGCCGATGGGCGTCTGCCAGGAAACCTTGCCGCCGATCCGTTCGCACTCCGCGACGATTTCGCGCTCGTGCTTGCCGAGTCGGCGGGCGCGTCCGGCCATCGTGTTCGCGGCACGGATGCGGTCCTCGATCGGCACGACGCGGCCCTTGGCGGCGGTCCACGCCTTGCGGCAGGTACGCTCGACGCGCTCCCGATGGTCGGCGCTGTCCTTGGACCGGCTCCACGAAAGGCGATTGGCTTCGGACAAGCCCCGGATCGGGATACCGCGCCACGCAAGTCGAAGGCAGAGAACGGACCGGCTCACGCCGAGTTCCTTGGCAAGCTTCTTGGCGGGCTCTCCGGCGACGTAGCGCCGGATTGCGTCGTCAAGGTTCGGGACTTCCATTGGACGGGGCATGTCTACGACCTCCAGACTTCGGAAGGATGGATGGTAGCAGAGAGCATCGTCATAAGCAACTGCCAGTGTTCGCTGCTAGAGGTGACCGTCTTCGAGGCGGAAAAGCAGGGCTTAGTGAAGGACGGCCGGATGCTCACGGTTCTCCCCCCGTCCTTCGGCATCGCGGCTCGCCCCGATCCAGGCTTCGACTCGGGCCAGCGTCCGGACCGCCGCGCGCTGTTCGGCTCGTTCAGCTAGTCCCGCTCGTCCGTCACGTCGTGGTAGCAGGAGCAACACCACTCGCGCTCCATCGCGCTCCCGACGAGCATGGGGCACGAGTTCTCGGGCGTGATCGGCTCTCCGCACCAAGTGCATAGCGGGGGGTTCACGGCTTCGCCCCCCGGAGCCACCACCCCATGCCGAGCCCGAGGAAGTACGCGCCGAGGATGCAGGCGAGGAAGATGGAGTCGGTCACAGTACGCCGCCGAAGTAGAGCCACAGGGCAAACGGCGGGGCGGTGCCAGCGATGACCACGAGAAGGATCACGCCGAGCGTTGACATGCCGTCGCCTTCCCGGTGCGGCGCGATCATCTCCTCGCCGCAGTCGTCGCACTTCGGGTGCGGCAAGCGCGGCTCGCAGTCAATGCATTTGCTCACGCCCGCCCCCTCTTCCGGAGCCACCGGAGCCGCTGCGCCCAGTAGCGGGAGGTCGCGGCGCGGGCGCGGATCTCGGGGAGGGGACGAGCCCCAAGCATCCTCCGCCAGATGGCATACCCACGGGCGACGCTGCGCGCGTGGTAGTACCGCTCCCACTCGCGCGCGTTGCCGAGGATCTCCGCCGTGCGCGTCAGGTCCGCGGGCGAGACGACGTAGAACGTCCCCGGCTCGACGTAGTTCGACACGCGGATCGTCCCGTACACGGTCGGTGCCCCGTACGGGAACTCCTCCGCCGTGACCGCGGGCCAGAAATGCACGTTGTCCGTCCGCTCCTTCGGGAAGAGGACGACGTTCTCGCCGCGGGCGACGATGTCACCGCCCCACGTCGCGAACCGCTCCACGGGTCCGGGCGACGGAAGCCCGGGGCGCAGGATGCGCTCCAGTTCCTCGGGCGTCGGGTTGCGGCTCACGTCGTCGCTCACTTCCCAACCTCCGGCGCGGGGTGCGCGCGTTCGAGGGCGGCGGCGATGCGGTGCAGACTCCCGCCGATGCCGTCGAGTTCAAGCAGGATGGATGCGGCCCAAATCAACGCGGGGATCACCCACAGGATCGGGCTAGAGGACGAGCGCCGATCTTCGCTCACGCCTCCCCCTTCCCCGCCGCCGCGTGCGCCTTCCGAAGCTCCTCGGTCCAGGGGATGCCCAACCTTTCGAGCCATGCGGCAAAGTAGGGGGCGGCGGCGTAGCAGATCGCGCCGCTCTTGAGGAAGCACTCGATGCGCTCGTGGAAGACGGTGACCACGTCCACTTCGGAGACGCGGGCGAACGTGGACTCAGTCACCGGGAGGAACTCCGGCGCGTCCCGCCAGACGACGCGGTCCGGGCCGGGCTGGATCGCTTCGGTTTGAATGACGGGATCCCAACGCGCCGGGTTGTTGGACCGGAACCGGAAGCCATTTTGCATGAACATTCCGCGAAGCTCGCTGAGGCTCGTCGCGCCGAAGCTCTTGATGCAAGTGACGTGATGCTCTGGAGCCCTCCAAACGTCTTCGAACGTTCGGAACAAGCGCCCGAGCCTGAACCGGATGCGGACCGAGGCGTCCGAACTGGTTATCGTCTCGCGCAGGAACGCCCAGCGCGGGAGGGGAGTTCCGCCGGGCGGCGGGTCGCCGGGGATGGTCATACGTGCCTCCACTGCTTTCGCTGGACGATGGTGTAGGTCTGTGTCTTGCTCATGCCGAAGCGATGGGCGAGTTCGTCGGCGCGGACGCCGGTTGCGTGCAGCCTCCGCATCTCGACAACGTCCTCCGCGGACAGTTTCGCGCGCCCGTGGTCCTCGCCTCGCGCGTGGCGGATCTTCGATACGCAGTCCGCTCGGTTGTCGATCAGCGACCCGAGAAACAAGTGAGCCGGGTTGACGCACGGCGGATTGTCGCAGCGGTGGCACACGAGGCGATCATCGGGTACGACGACGCCGGAAAGCGCCAACGAAAACCTGTGCGCCCGAACGTTGCCGTCGATCAGCCGGAATGTCCCGTAACCATCCGAGTCGCGCCCCGCTGTCCACGTCCAGCACCCGTCCGGCGTAGCCACCCGGTCCACCTTCGACCAGAACCGCCGCGAGTCCAGTTCGGCGCGAGACACCCCAGACGCGGCGAGGCGATCTCTCGCCAGCTTGACGCGATAGAGCGCCGCGCAACGCCGACCGCAACAGATCCTCTTCCGGAAGTCGGACGAGTCCTCGCCGGGGCGCATCTCGACGCTCGCGCCGCAGGTTCGGCAGGGTGCGCCGCTCATTTCGACCTCTTCGGCGCAAGCCGCGCGCAGTCTGCCGCCGAGTACCAACGCCCGCGCGTCTCGTCGTCGTCGCGCCGGTACTCCGCGATCTTCCCCGCCGCCGCCCATCGGACGAGCGTGTCGCGCGAACACTTCGCGAGGAATGCCGCGCGCTTCGGAGGGACCAAGTCGTCCGGGATGCTCTCTATGCGTGCCATGCTCGTTGCGACCTCCATTCTTGCCGTAACGCCAGTCTACATCCGGGCTCTTTCGTCCGCAATGGGGCACCGCTCTACTTTCGGACGTGACGACCGCCACCGCCATGCGTCCGGGTGTCCGCTACCGCGAAACGCGGAACAGCGACGGCACCGCCAATTTCCATTCCGTCCCCCTCATGGGAACGCTCAAGGCCGGGGCGCGCGGCAACGCGAAGTCCGTCGGGCGCGAGTGGATGGCAGCGGCGCTCGAAGCCGCGAAGGCGGACGCGGCGCGCGGCTACCTCGCCCCGCTCAAGCCGACGCACGCCGACGGCGTCCCCTACGTCTGCGGCTACGTCCTCCCGACGCACATCGCGGATGACCAGTACGACGGCGAGGAGATGCCGACCCTCTTCGGTGACTTCATCGCCGTGGAGCCCGCGACCGCCGAGCGCCTCCGCCGTGGCGAATGGCCGTTCCGATCCGTGGAGATCGTGGATTGGTCCGCCCCGCGCGTGAACGCCGTGGCGCTCCTCGCCGCGGACGCCCCGCACTTCCGGTTCCCGCTCTTCGCGGGCACGCTCCTCGACGACGCGATGCCCGGCCGGTTCTGCGCCGCGAAGCTCGCAGCGTTCGGGGACGAAGGCGCGGACAAGGGCTCGAAGCCGCCCGCGGAGGACGACCCCAAGCAGGCGTCCGCCCTCGAAGAGATCAAGACCATGCTCTCCCGCCTCGTGCAGGGCATGGCGTCGCTCCTCAAGGGCGACAAGGCGGAGAAGACGGACGAGTCCCTTGAAGCGGTCGCGCAGCCCGTCGAAGACGTGCCGCCCGACGCGGGTGACGAGTCCGACGTGGAGAGCGACGAGACGGCCGAGGTCGCGGAGAAGGCTTCCGCGGACGGCGACGACGGCGCGACCGACGACAGCGGAGGAGACGACAAGATGCCGAACGACGAGAAGAAGAAGGGCGCGGACATGAGCGCCACGGGCGGAGCCTCGCTCGCCGCGATGACCGCGGAGCGCAACACGCTCGCCGCGTCCCTCTCCGCCATGACGGCCGAGCGCGACGGGCTCGCCGCGAAGCTCTCCGCCGAAGAGGCGAAGACGAAGGCCGCGGAGACAGCGTCCGCGTGCGCGAAGGCGATCGCCGAGGCGCGAGCCAAGCTCCGCGCGAAGCGTCGCATCCTCCCCGCCGACTTCGACGCGAAGGCCGCGAAGTTCTACGCCGCGGGGACCTTCGAGGACTTCGTCGCGACCGCCGAGACGTGCTTCGCCTCCGACCCCGAGGAGCATTTCGGCGGCGGCGCAATGATCGCCGGGACCGGCGACGCAGCCATCGACGCAGCGGTCGCCAAGTTCGCGTCCACGGGCGTTCCCGGTGCCTTCGAAGTCGCGACCGAGGCGGCGGAGAAGTTCCGCGCCATGAAGCGCGCCAACCCGAAGTCCACCGTCACGATCGACGAGTACCTCCGGGTGCATGGCCGCCCGTCCACCCCCGCCGCGAAGTAGTCCCGGAACCCAACAGGAGCAACCCAACATGGCCCTCGCCGCCGACACCCCCCGCATCACTTCCCCCGCGAACTCCACGACCGCCCAGGTCGCGAACACCGCCGTCGCGTACGACGGCGCGCTCCTCGCGATGGGCACGCCGCAGCACGGAACGTCCGCTTCCCGCGGTCGCGTCTTCCCGTGGACGGGCGCGCTCGGCGAGTTCCCGCTCGGCTTCTGCTACCAGGGCAAGGTCACGGGCGACACCGCCGCGACGCCTCCCGACGCGACGAGCGTCTGGATCGCGGACACGCGCGTCAACTCCTGCCCGGTGACCGGCCTCGCCGGGACCGTCGCGGACAACATGAAGTGGGTCTACGCCACGGCGGACGGCACGTTCACGCTGGCGCGCCCCGCGGACCCGAACGGCGAGCCGGTCGGCGTGACGATCCAGTTCCAGACGAGCGCGCTCTGCGACGTGGTGTTCTTCGGCATGGGCACGAAGCTCGCGATCAGCGCGGGCGGCGGCACCAAGAGGACGTGGTGCATCGGCTCGATCAAGCCCTACCGCGGAGCGTCCGGCAACCTCATGACGGGCGTCACCGCCCCCTGCCACGGTCGCATTCTCGCGGTCTACGCCGAGTGCGTCATGGACACGACGGACGCCGACGTGGACATGAGCATCAATCTGGAGATCGCGACCACGAACGTCACGGGCGGCGTGGTCACGCTCCTCCACTCCGACGCCGCGGGCGACAAGAAGTCCGGCACCGCAGTCACCGCCGCCAACGTGTTCCACGCGGGCGACGCGATCGACGTGGAAGCCGTCGTGAACACCGCGGGGACCGAAGCGGACCCCGGCCTCTACAACCTCTTCGTCGAGTACGAGACGCTCCCCGGCCTGTAGTCGGCACGAGTCCCGAACGCACGCCCCGAACCCGGAGAACTGACCCATGCCCGCCTCCCTTGTCTCAGTCGTCGCCAACCTCACCCCCGGCATTCAGACGCGCTTCGCGGACACCTACGCGCGGCACTACGAGGGGATGCGCGCGAAGATGTCGCAGGTGATGGACCTCGCCGTGCCCTCGCAGGGCGCATACGAGATCTACACGGCGTTCAACTCCGCCCCGTACGTCCGGCGCTGGGATCGCGGCAATCCGCGGTTCAGCAAGGGCTTCACGGACTTCCAGTTCACGGTTCCGAACCTTGACTGGAACGTGGGCGTCGAGGCGCACGTCAACGACGTGATGGACGACCGCTCGCAGTATCTGGAGAAGCAGGCGCAGGACGCGGGCGCGTCGGTCGGCGGACTCCCCGAGCGCGTGTTCTATCAGGCGATCCAGGGCGCGACGGACCCGGCGCTCATGGCGGCGGTGCCGAACGCACCGGACGGCGCGGCGATGTTCAGCGCGACCACGGGCGCGGGCGCGGACCGCTTCGGCGTCTCCGGCGGAAACCTCCTGACGGGCTCTGGCGTCGCGACCAGCGGCGCGATCATCTCCGACTTCTTCTCCGCGACGGAGCGGTTCCGCCAGTTCCAGGACACGGAAGGCCAGCCCCTCTTCGACGGGTCGATCATCGACAAGCCGCTCGTGCTGACCTACAACGTCGCGAACGACAAGGTCGTTCAGGAAGCGTTCAAGCAGTCGCGCCCCGTGTCGATCGTCCAGAACGTCGCCGGGACCGAGAACGTCGCCGCCGCCGCCGTGACGAACATCATCATGGAGAGCGGGTATCAGGTGTCGCTGTGGCCGACCCAGCGCATCACGACGAACGACCTCTTCCTCTTCGCCACGGCGTCGCCGGTCAAGCCTTTCTTCCAGCAGATCCGGCAGGCTTCTGCGATGCGCGTCCAGACGCCGGAGAACTCCGACGAGGCGCGGCGCAACAAGATCGTTGGCTGGTACTGGGACTGCCGTGAGGGTTACCAGACCAACACCCCCTACGGCGCGATCAAGATCGACAACTAACGTCACCCGGCAACGCACGACCGATGTCCGACGACGTACCGGCGGGGGCAGGCGAGTCGCCCGCTCCCGCCGCTTCTCTTGAACCCCGGAGAACCCGGAGAAGAGCCGCACCGATGGCTTCCGCAGCAGCCCCCGCCCCGCCCGCACCGACGCTCCCCGGCGTCCTCAAGATCGAGCCCGAGGAAATGAAGATCCCCGAGCCCGAAGCGACTGAGGAATACCACGTCGGGACGAAGCCGACGTGCCCGTTCCAGAACGTAACGCTCGGCGGCGTGAGCTTCCCGCGGTACTCCGGCGGCTCCGCGGTCGGAGACTCTCAGCGTCAGGGCGCGCGCGCGCGACTTTCCGTCTCGCAACTCGCGCGGATCAAGTCCGCCGTCTCGCGGAAGGTCTGCCGGTGGCGCACGCTGCGCGACGGGGACCGAGTCGGCGTCGTGATGAACACGGACCAGCTCGGGTTCCGGCCGCAGGTCGGTGACGAGTGGCTGGCGAAGCACGTCTATTGCGTCAAGATCGCGCCGGAAGTCGCGCGCATCATGGACGCCGAACCCGAAGCGATGGCGTAACCGAACCCCGAAGGAGTCCCGCTCATGGCAGCCGCAACCACTCTCGTCCGACACACCGCCGTCCAGATCGACGAGCAGCTTCTCCTCGGCGCATCCGCCACGATCGTCCCTTCGACGGGCGAGCAGGCGGCGGCGTACGTCCAGACGGCGTACTCCACGGCGGTCCGCACGACGACGGCTCCCGTCACGGACTCGACGGGCGGCGCGGCGCAGGCGGCGATGGCGGCGGGCGTCGGCATCTCGACGATCGCGCTCCCGATCAACCTCGCGTCGATCACGGGTTCCGCCGACGTGCTGACCGCGTTCACGCCGGGCTACAAGTTCAAGATCCTCGCCGCGACGTTCGCGGTCACGGTCCCGGCGACCACTGCGGACAAGCTCGCGACACTGAACCTCGAAATCGGCACGACGAACGTGACCGGCGGCGAGGTCGCGCTGACCTCCGCGAACTGCACGCCCCTCGGCGCACTCGTCGCGGGCGAGGCGATCACGGCGGCGAACACGGGCTCGGCGGCGGCGACGATCTCCGTCGAGTCCTCTGCCGTGACGGCGTTCGTCGAGGGCGCAGGCGTCCTCTACATCCGCATCCAGAACATGGACACGGCGGACGCCTTCGCGGCACTCGGCGCGGACGGCATCACCCGCGCCGGGCTCGTGAACGCGCTCATCGACGACTCTCAGGCCGTCGGGATCTCGTCCTAGTCCGATGCCGCTGACTTCCTTCCCCCGCCGTGAGGGCCGCGCAGCGATGCGTATCACCCTCACGCGGGCGGAAGTGGAGACGCTGACCGCGCCACCTCGCCCTCGCGTCCGCGTCCTCCCGCGCCTCTCGCGCACGTCGCCCCCGAAGGAGTCCAGCGATGTCCCTTCCGTCCGAAGCTGACCTCCGCACCGTCATCGGGAAGGTCATCAAGATCTTCGACGAGATCGAGGACTTCGGCGTCTCGAACACGCCGAACTTCGTGACGATGCAACTTGACGTTCTCGACGAGACGCCGAACGACTCGACTCCGCAGACGCAGGCGGCGCTCGCCGCGCTTCGTGGAGCGATCGTCGGAACCGTCTCCCCGAGCGCCGTGAACAACTGCCTCGCCGCGCTGTGGGTCACCTACGGGCGCGTGAAGCTCTACCCCGACCTGAACGTCGCGGCGGTCCTGACTCGCCTCTATGAAACGTTCGCGACGACGGGAACGCCCGTCACGGTGCAGAGCCGGAACTTCTCCTTCGGCTCGTTCTCGCTGACCGGGACCGGCTCGGGCGCGGCGACGCGGCTCACGGTGGACAGGTACAACTACAACATCGAGGCGCAGTTCATCGCACAGGCAATGACGATCGTCTGCACGAACGACGCGAACTCCGGCGGGACGCTCAACGCGGAGACGTTCGAGTATCGCGGGTCCGCGGCGGGGATCGACCGCTTCGACGTGACGGGCTCCGGCATCGTCATCCCCGGCATCACGGCACTCTCCGCCGAGTCGCAGACGGCGTTCGTGACGAACGGCGGCTTCGAGGGCGGGACGACGACGAGCGACCTCCCGGGATGGACGATCGGGACGCCCGCGAGCGCCGCGCTCGTCACGTCGGATGTCTACAAGGCCAAGCTCTCGACGGGGCAGACCTCGCAATCGCTCCGGTTCACGACGAACAACACGGCAACGCAGACGTGGAACTCGCGCGGCGGGATCAACTGGAACGCCGATGTCCCGATGTTCGTGCAGATCGCGTTCAAGCGTGAGTCCTCGTGCGATGGGAACCTGACGGTCGCTGTCGGCGGCAAGTCCGCGACCGTCGCGCTCGTCGCGCAGTCGGGATGGACCGTCCTCAAGTTCCCGCTCGACTACGACTCGTGGCTCCGGCGTTGGGACACGAACCCGATGACGGGCGGCATCGTCATCACGCTCGACTCGAACACGACGGGCGATCTCCTCATCGACGATCTCATCATCGCGCCCTACACGAACATCGAAGGGACGTGGGTCGCCATCGCGTCCGGAGCGACTCCGTTCCTCCGCGGCGACTCCTTCGCCGGTACGGACTCGGGCGGCACGTCGGGGATCATCCAGACGTGGCTTGCGCGGTCCACGAACATCGGGCGCGGTGGGTTCTACTTCCCGAACACGACGGGCTCCCCCGTTTGGGTGGACCCGAGCTAAGCCATGTCCACCCTCGCGACCGCGGTGCAGGCGCGCGTCCCGGCGGATCGCCTCATTCAGTTGACGAACATCAACGACAATGACGCGACGACCGTTGACACGACGATCCTTGAGTACGCCGTGACGGACACCGAGGCGGACTTCAAGACGTACGCGATGCTCGACTTCGACTCGACCGACGCGCGGCACATCCGCCTCGGCATCGACGGCGTCCTCGCGTTCCTCGAAGCGAACCGCGGGCAGGACGCGGATCAGAACCGCCTCGCCGCGTGGCGCGACCGCTGCGCCGAGTTCGCGAAGACGACGAGCCGGAAGCGCATCTCGCCGCTCGTCCCCGCCGGGCTGCCGCCGCGCGTCTTCCCGAACAACCGCCCCGTGTTCGACCCTCCGCGTTTCGCGGACAACCAGCCCGCGCTGCCGCCGGACGGTGGCCCGGGAGACTCGTAACCGTGCCGGACTACGAAGTCCGCATCGGTGGCCCCGGGGACGCGGACAAGCTCCGCGCCGATCTTGCCGACATGGGACCCGCGCTCCGCTTCATCGGGTCGGTGACGGTCGCGCAGGCGCATCAGGCGTTCCGGGACCAGAAGCTCGGGGACGTGAAGTGGCCGGTGCGCTACCCCAAGCAGCGGTCCCCGTTCATCAACATCGCCCCCGTCGTCTTCAAGGCGGGCAAGGGGCAGATCCCAGGCCCGGACGACTTCCTCCAGTCCCCCGCCCTTGAGGGGACTCACGGCGACCTGTACCGATACACCGGATGGAAGCTTGTCGGCAAGGACGCCGTGGAGATCGGACACCCGGAGGCGTGGTCCGGTCGGTTCCAGTGGGGCGGCATCGGCCGCATCCCGATCACGGACACGACGCGGGCGACGCTCGGGAAGTGGCTCAAGACGAAGTCGGGCAAGCCGTCGCAGGCGGCGGTGAAGTTCACGAAGCGCGACGGCGTCACGAAGGAAGTGGTCGGCTCCACGTCCTACGGGAAGCGGTCCGACTACGCCTCGAAGCTCGCGTTCGTCTTCGACCCGAAGCGGACGGAACTCGTCCAGCTTGCCTATCCCCGCCCGTGGCTCGGCATGACGCCGAAGCTCTACGAGGAGATCGACCTTGCCATCGCCCGGCATCTCGGGGCGCGCGTGCCCGGATCGTCCGCGCCGCTTCCGCCCCTGCCGAGGTCGGCATGAGTACCCCGAACGTCGAGAACCTCCTCCGCATCCCGGGCCGGTTCTCGCACTCCCCGACGAGCCTCTCGACTGCGTACCCTCACGGCGGGACGGCCATCGGGACGTGCGAGGGCGTGGACTTCGCGCTCGGGCAGGGACACGTCCCCATCACGGGCGAGGAGTACGGCGGGCAGCCAGTGGACGCCGTCTACTGCGGCGAGTTCCCGCGCATCTACGCGACCCTGATGGAGTTCGACCCCGACGCGCTCGCGGCGCTCTTCCCGTGCTATCTCGCGGGCGCGTCTGGCGGACCGTCGCTGACCGTGGACGTGAACTCGTCCGTCCGCGCCGGATCGCGGCTCGGGGATCTTGCGAAGGTCGTGGTGTTCACGCCGGACTCGCCGGACGCCACGCAACCGTGGCTCCTCGCGCGCCGGGCGGTCCCGATGATCGACCAGACGATCCGCCTCGCGCAGCGCGGCAATGTGTCGTGGGGCGCTCCCGTCATGTGGATGCTCACGCCCGACACGTCCGCGCGTGTCTACAACTACGCCGCGAGAAGGGACATCACCCTGTGAGCGATGCCAACCCGTACCCCGCCGACACGTTTCGCGCCGTCGTGGCGTCTGGCGAGGACTCGCGCCCGATTGCGGACCGACTCCTCGAAGAGGCGATCCACGCGAGCGGCGCGGGCGTGAAGCCGACGCTCCTCGAATGGCTGGAACTCTCGCCGGAGTCGCGCCTCGCGTTCATTCAGGCGCGGGAGCGGATCGCTCAGGCGGAGCGGCAGCTACTCGCGCACGAGATCGCCACGGCCATCGCGCGGAACATCCTGGCGGCGACCCGATGAACGATTGGCAGATGCTCAAGCAGGTTCAGTACCTCTTGCGCCTCGCGGCGTGGGCGGATACGGGCGTCGTCTTCCCGGCGAAGTCCGTCATCCCGACGTGCCGGATGCCGGAGCAGACGCTTGCCGGGCTCGCGATGCCCGTGGCGATCCTGACGAGCGACGGATCTTCCACGGACCCGGAGCGGCAGGAACAGCCTGGGCTCGTCGGGCTTGAGTTCACGGTGTACGCGCTCGCGAACAACCAGGGCGACCAGTACGGAGAGGCGTCCCTCATGGGCGCGAACCGCGCCACCGGCTCGTCCGGTCGCGGGCTCCTCGAAATCGCGGGAGAGGTCCGGGCGACGCTCCTCCAAATCGGGCCGAAGTCCGGGCTTCCGATCATCTTCCGCGCGCAGTCCGCCCCCGCCGCTTCGGAGATCGCGGCGCTCCCGTACCTCACGCAGCTTGGCATCAAGTTCTCCGCGCTCGGGACGACGTTCCGGACGTATCAGCCGCCGTTCGGGCTCGCCGCAACGGGCGGGGCGGGACAGGTCGCGCTGACGTGGGCCGCGATGCCCCGCTTCGACTTCCTGCGCTTCGTCCTCCGGCGCGCGTCCGGCGCAACGCCCCCGGCGACGGTGTCCGATGGAACGGGCGTCACGCTCGCCTCGGACGGCGCGGTGTCCGTGACGAACACCGGGCTCTCCGCCGGGACTTACTCCTACTCCCTCTTCGTCCTGTACGACGACGTGCGCTCGCCCCCGACGACGGTGTCGGGCACGTCCACGCCCCAGACGGTCATCTCGGTCACGGTGACGTAGTGGAGACACGCGAAGCCCGGATCAAGATCGTCCTCGACACGGCGGCGGCATCGCGCGCGGTCCCGGGCGCTCCGTCGGCGGTCCCCGGGCTTCCGGACGTTCCCTCGACGGTTCCGGGCGTCCCCGGCGCGGTCCCCACGATTGCCCCGGGCGTCGTTCCCGGCGCGCGTCCGGGCGGCGGCGGCGCGGTTGCCCCGTCCTCCCCGGGCGGGACGCCGTCGTTCGCGCCCCCCGCTGGCCCGGGCGTCGTCCCCGCGGTCGCGCCGGGGCAGCCGAACCAGACGCCCCCCGCGTACACTCCCGGTCGGCGCGTGGACGATCAGCCGACCGTGACGAGCGAGTCCGGAGACTCGGCATCGCGCCCGGCGACCCTCCGCGGCGCGGCGTCCGGCGCATGGAAGGGTGTTCGGCAGGCCGGGAACGCGGCGCTCGGCGGTGGCTCGCTCTCCGCCGCCGTGACAGGTTTCGCGGGTTCCGCGGCGTCCGTGGTCCCCGTCGCCGGTCCCGCGTTCAACGCGGCGCTCAAGGGTGCGGACCTCGTGAGTCAGTACGGACCCGTCATCGCCGGGGCGCTCGTCGGCGCGGCGGAGCGGTCCGCGTCGCCGGAAGTCGCCGCAGCCATGCGGGCGGCGCTGTCCGGGCTCGAAAGCGGGCTCGGGAAGTACGACGCCTTCAAGTCGGCGCTCGACGCCGTCGGCGCGGCGGTGGAGCCGACGATCGGGCTCGCTGCGGTGCAAGCCGGGCTGAACCGCGGTCGGATCGTGGACGAAACGCAGATGCGGGCGCAGCGCGAGGCGCTCGGGCTCACGTTCGCCGCGGAGTACCGCATCGCGGAGCGCGAAATGAACCTCGCGAAGGCGCGTCGACGGATCGGGCAGGTATACGCCGGAGCGCAGATCGGGGCGCAGGCGGCGGAGTATCTCGGACCGACTGACATGGACGCGCTCCGCGCTGGACTCATCACCGGGAGCCGTCGATGAGTGACACCGTTCGCGAACTCGCGCTGACCTACGGTTCGTGGTCCTCCAACGGCACCTCGCGGCAGCTTCACGACTTCTCGTTTGTGAGCCTCGACCGCGACCGCGCCGCCGTGGAGTTCTCCGTCGTCCTCTCCGGTGCCGCGACCGCCGCCACGTTCGTCTCGGAAACGCAGGCGATCGAGACGGCGTTCTCCACGCCTTACCAGAACCTCACCGTCGCGATCGGCGCGTCGAACTTCATCGCCGTGACGCAGTCCGGGAACACCGGGCTCGACGCGATGCCGACGATCACGAAGCGCGGGCAGTTGGGCGACACGGGGCGGTCCCGGATCTACCGCGTCCGCGTTGAGTACGGGCTCCCGGCGTCGTGGAACGCGACGTACCCCGGGCTCCGGGATCTCACGGTCACGCTGGACTACACGCCCGCCCGCCGCCTCGGCTGGACGATTGCGGGCATCTTCACGGCGATCACGGGGCTCGACGCGAAGGCGCAGTACGAGGCGCAGATTGCCGCGCTCGCGTCCGCCACGGCGTCGTGGCTCTCCATCTCGTCCTACGAACTCGTGTCGGAGACGGGCGTTGGAGTCACGGCGAACCGGAAGACGACGACGTTCGCGCGCGTCTACCGCGAGTTGATCTTCGCGCAGGCGACCGCCGCCGTCGTGGAGCAGTCGCTCATCGTCTCCCGCGACCGGCGCGGTATCGAGTCGCAGGGAAGCGCCACGCCGCTGCAAGGGTGGACCGCGACGTACACCGCATGGATCGACGCCGACGTGACGACGGACCTTGTCGGGACGTACGCGACGATCCGGAGCTACGCGCTCGAAAAGGTGCGCTCCGTCCTCGGCTCCTCGGCGGTCGCGCTCATGTCCGACTCGCCCGCGTTCGACTACGACGAGAACCGGATCAACGCGACGCTTGCCGGGCTGGCGAAAGACCCGACGGGCGGGAACGTCATCGAATACACGGAAACCGTGACGATCGACGACAAGCTCCCCGTGGACTTCGTCCCGGCGTGGAGCGGCAACCCGTACGCCGCGTTCGTGTTCGAGGGCGTCGGCGTCCGGACGCGCACGACGACAGAGCGTCGGCGCACCGTGGGCGGCGGTGGCGGGGACAGTGGCGGCGCAGGCGGGGGCGGAAGCTCCTCCGGCGGCGGCTCCGCAGGAGTTGGCGGCGTCGGGCGCGGACCGATTGACACGTTCTTCGGGTTCCCCGGATCGACCCCGATCTTCGGCAACGGCTACTCCGTCGGACCGACGACGCCGGGCTCGTTCCTCGATATCGACCTGACGACGGTCTATCCTCCCGGCGACAGCGGATCGGGCGGCGGAGGCGGCGACGGCAACGGCGGGGGCGGTGGAAACGGAGGCGGCGGCGGGCAGCAGGGCGGGGGACAGTGGATCATCGTGTCCACGTCCGAGTCCGAGCGCCCTAACCTCTTCGTCGGCGCTCCCGGCTTCCGCATCCAGCTTTCGGAATACTCGACGACGGTCGTAGAGCGGTGGATCGCCCCCATTTCGGGCGGCGGTCCGGTGACCGGCTGACATGGGCACGAAAGCGAACCTCGGAGAGCGGACGATCCTCGGCTCCTTCGCGTGGCGTCTCGCGAACGGCGTGGCTCCCGTGCAAGGCGTAGCGGAGCTTCAGCCGCGGGACGCGCGCGTTCTCCTGACGGGCTCCGCCGACCCCGTGGACCTCGTCATCTCGACTTCCGGCTGGCAGTCGTGGTTCTGGAAGAAGTCCACGACGTTCAAGGGCTTGTTCGTCCTGCAAGAGGCACCCGGCGACGGGCCGCGCGGACCGAAGCGCGTCATCGTCGCGGACAAGCGGTGGCTCTGGCCGTCCTACTTCTACCGCCGCGCGTTCAACATCACGCGCAAGGTCGGCACGAAGTGGCTGAACAACCCGAACCAGATCCAAGTCAACGCGCAGCTTGTGCCGACCGTCGCCTACGCCCCGTGGAGCCTCAACGAAGGGACGAAGCTCTACACCGCGGAGGACATGCTCAAATGCCTCGCGGAGGCGATCAACGATTGCGAGCGGTCGTTCCAGTTGAAGCCGTCGAACGTCGTCATCTCGGACGCCGTGAAGCGCGTGAAGGGCACGCCGATACAGGACGTGGAACTCGACGGACCTCTCGACGAGTGCATCGAGCGGGCGCTCGCGTACCTCCCCGGCGTGTCCGTCTTCATCGCGGCGAACGGCGACGTTGTGTTCTACGACACGGCGAGCAACGGCGAGAACCGATACTCGGAGATCAAGGAAGCGGTGGCGGGTGGGCACATCATCCCGACTTCGTTCTCCCGCATCCGCCCGTCCGCGATCCGCGTCTACTTCGACGTGCGGGCGGAGCTTCGGTTCGACTACTCGGAGACGAGCGGTAGCACGAACGCGCAGGATGCGCGCTACGCCGACAACGTCGCGCCGCTCCCTGACCCGACGCTGACCGTGAACGGGGCGAGCCTCTCCACGGGAGCGTGGGCGAAGCTCACGGACCTCTACACCGCGTGGGGGAACACGCCGGGGCTCGGGCGTCCGCTCGACACGGCGACCGTGCGGAAGTGCATGGTTCCGTTCCTCGACTCGTGGTCGGCGCTCGCGAAGGCTGGGCAGGCTGTCCCTGACGCGGATTGGGCGGCGCGGCTCGCGACCGTTCAGACGCACTTCCGCCAGACGCTCCAAATCTCCCGCCGATGGATGGACCGCATCCGCGAGTTCCGCGCCGAGCGAGTCGGCACGATCGACTCCGTGACCGGCACGCGCGGCAAGGCTCCCGTCTACTCGGACTACGCCTACCTTTACTCGCAGCGGAGTCAGTACCTCGAAACGTCCGGCGAAGTCGGCTCCTACGTCGTCAACGTCATCGGCTACCCCGCGGGCGGGGAGATCGGGTCCGACACGCGCGCGGCGGCGGCGACCCTCTCCGTCGTGGACCCGGATCAGGGCGTCGTCTCGATCGACTTCCTCGCGGACACGTTCCGCGTCTACGAGCAGGCGTTCCCGTCACAGATCGAACTCGAAGGCGACAACACGACGCCCGGCTCGTCCCCCGCGAACCCCGGCCCGTCCCCGACGCTCGGGTTCTCGACGCGCCCCATCGGGTTCAACCTCATCGGGACGAGCGACCGGCTCCCGACGCTCGCGGGGAACGACAAAAAGGCGTTCATCGTGACGTGTTCGCCCGGGAGCCCGAACGACAAAACGGCGCTCGTCTACGTCGAAGTGAAGCCGACCGACGAAGGCGTCGCGGCGTTCCCCGGTAAGGACTCATGCCTCGGGCCGATCATGGAGATCCGGATCAACCCGTCCGTGGAAGTGGCGCGCGTCCCGTGGACGGACCTCAACGCGGACCGCATTCAGCGGTTCTTCACGCGGCAGGCGGGCGTGGGGCCGGTGAACGTCGAGACGATCGACGACCTCGTGATGAACTACGGCGGGGACATCGCGGGCGGCGCGTCCATGCGCGGGATCGCGGTCGGCGCGGCGTCCGCATTGTGGACTTCGCTCCGGGACCGGCGCGTCGGCTCGGCGTCCACCGCGTACAACCCGGGGATGGAGCCCATCGGCTCGCTGTCCTCCGTCTCGCATACCATCGACGCGGGCACGGGAGTCGTGATGACGAACATCGCGCTCCCGGATCGCGTCGCCCCGCTGAACATCGACCGCTATCTCCCGGAGTCCGTCAAGCGGATCATCCACCGCATCGTCAACCCGGGAAGCTAGGACCGACCCCATGCGTATCCGCAACTCCCTCGCGCAAGACGGTTTCATCGCCGCGCAGGACTTCCGTAAGCCGAAGTCCGGGGAGTTCTACACGGGCGGCGTCGTCGCGCTGGACAAGCGGGCCGGGGAGTATTGCGTCCGGATCGTGGACCGGCAGGAACTCGGGCACTACGCGCACGAGAAGGTCCTTGCGGGCGACATGCTCGGGCCGACCGTGTGGGAGCAGTCCGGCGACAAGCGCCCGTGTCCCGCGTGGATGAAGGCGTGGCCGGTCACCGGGTCCATCGGCGCGGCGGGCGGGACGAACGTCTCCGGCGTCCCCTCCCCGAAGAGTCCGGGCGGCGAAGTCCCCGCGGACAGCAGGAACCCGATCGCCGGGACCGGAAACGCGGCGCTTGACCGATCGAAGCTCGCTGGGTCCGCGACCGGCGGATCGTCCTCGACGAACATGATCCCGCTCCCGCCGACGAGCCTCAGCGAGCAGACGACGCCCCCGGACCTCGAAATCCTCCCCATCGGGAACGCGACCGGGAACCCGGAAGACGATCGGTTCAAGCCGAAGAAGATCCGGTACCGCGGGCCGTCGTCCGGAACGTCCTCGTTCACCGTGGACACGTCGCGCAAGGACGGGACGATCGTCAACCTCCCGCGGTCGTTCCCGGCGTTCGCGAAGGGCTCCGTCGGCATCCTCCTCCCGGCGACGGTCGAGACGGAGCAAGTCGAGTCCTACCATCCGACCGATCCGCGACTCATCGCCCCGAACCGCAACGGAGCGCCCGGGTTCGGCTCCGTCGTCTGTGACATGACGGCGGACGGCGCGATCGACGATGACGCGACGGCGCTCCTCCAGTCCGCCTTCCGCGTCGTTCTCCGTCCTCGCGGAACGCGCGGGCTTGCGTCGAACTCGCGGAACACGCTCGCGATCAACATCGGCCGGGACGGGCAGAGCGCAACCGTCGGCTCGCTCGTCGCGGACGGGATCGACGGGAAGAAGGTCGCACTCGGTCGGCTCTCCGTCCGGGACGGCGGGCCGCTGGATTGCGTCGCGGGCGGGTGCCTCCACTCGTTCGGGACGGACGGCGACGGCAACAAGATCACGCCGGTTCACTTCTCCGACCTGTCGCTGTGGCGCACGGCGACGAAGGGACCGACGACACCGGGCGGCGGGAACACGCCTCCGGGGTACTCGGGACCGATCACGGGCGGCGGCGGTCCGATCGCCAAGGCGGCAGGGAAGGGCGGCGGCGCTCCGGACGCGGCGGGAGACGGACGCTACGACGGCCCGCTCCACTTCCAAACGCCGTGGCCGAAGCCGCCGAAACTCTACTACCCCTCCATCGTCGAGATGGGTTTCGACGACAAGGAGCAGTATCGACTCCCGCGCGACGGCGGCGGAGACGGCGGCCCCCTCTTCGGGAAGTGGAAGTGGTGGACGACGTGCGTCATCGGGACGAACGGACCGGGGCGCGGCCCGACGGACGACAAGGACAAGCCGCCGAAGGACCCTCCCGGTGGTCCCGGATCGCCCGGCGGAGACAACGGCGGCGGACCGATCACCCCCGGCGGCGGCAACCCCGCGCCCGGCGCTCCGGGAGGCGACAACGGCGGCGGTCCGGGCTCCCCGGGCGGAGACGGCGGGGGCGGCCCGACGACGCCCGGCGGAACGCCTGGGTTCTCCGGCGACGGCATCACCGGACCCGGAGAGTCCCCCCCGGACATCCCCGGCGGAGGGGGCGGCGGTCCGACGACGCCGAGCCCGACGAACCCGGACGGCGGGCCGTGGGAAGACGCGCCGTTCTGGATCTTCTTCTTCGACCGGACGAACGATGACTTCTGGCCCCCTCCGTCGCCCGGAGACATCGGGGACCTCATCGACGGCTTCCCGGGTCCGTTCCCTCCCGGTGGCGGCGGAGGCGGTCCGACGACGCCCGGAGGGGGCGGCGGAAGCGGGACCGTGGACGCCCCCTCGGCGCAAAGCCGGAGCGTCGGAGCGCACAACGTCACGCCGAATTCGTCGTCCATCCGCAAGCCGCGCATTCACGGCGTGACGGTGCAGGAAATCGCGATGCCGTCCGTCGTCGGGCGTCCGCAGATGATGCACCAGGGAGCGCCGGATCTCCGCTACGGACAGGACGCCGTCGCGCCGCAGATTGCGTGGGCGGAGAACCGCGCGCCCCAAGTCCTCCGCTCCGAGTCCTTCGGCAAGCAGGCCGGGGCGACGTTCGTCCACACGCAGGCACCCGGGAACTCCCGCTCCCTCTCCGGCACCGGGACCGGCGGGACGATGGACATGGTCCCCGAACACGACATGACGGACGTGGCGTTCAACTCGACGTACGGCGCGTCGGGGACGATGACTGGCGTGTCCGAGGCGAGCCGGATCATCGGCTACGGCGTGACTCTCGCATTCGGGAAGCCGAGTCTCGCGACGGGGAAGCCGACCGAGTCCGTGGGCGTGACGGCGGACTACACGAACAAGTCCGCGAAGTTCCGGTACTACGACGCTGGCGGAACGCCTGTCGAAATCGTGGAGATCGCGAACCAACTCATCACGCTCGCGGATCAGGTCAACATCGCCACGAACACCGGCACCGGGACGACGATCGCAACCTCCGCGAGTCAGAAGCTCGGGTTCTTCGGGGCGGCGGCGGTGCAACAGCCCGCGGCGGTCGCGGATGCCACGGGCGGCGTCGTAGAAGACGTGGAAGCCCGTGCGGCGCTGAATGCGCTCCTCTCCCGACTCCGCGACCTCGGGCTGATTGACACATGATCTTGCGGCCGAACCCTTCCCCTACCACAACCGCCGGGGTAGACTTCCCGGCACTCCGGCACTCGCCGGGAGGAGCTTGATCCATGGCGCTCGTCTACTTCCCCGCCTGCGGCACGACGCAGGGGCCGAACACCGTCACGGGTGACGCCACGCTGCAAGCCGTGACGACGCTCACGGGCACCTATGCCGAGACGACCAATCACGTCCTCGTGAAGGGCTTCGCCACGGCGTCCGTGACGCTCGTCTACGCGAAGGGCAACGAGGACTCGTGCGAGGTGAAGTTCGAGCGCAGCAACGACGGCGGAACGACGTGGTACGCACTCGCCTACAAGGCGGCGCAGTCGTCCAGCGTCGCGGCGATCTCCACCGACGTGGGGCAGATGACGGCGACTCTGACTGTGACGCTTCCTCCGCTCTCCGTCCTCGGCTGCGCGCTGTTCCGCGTCTCCGCGAAGGGGACCGGCGGCGGTCCGACGGGGACGCTCGCGGTCTACGCTTCGGGCGGTATCACCCCGGTGGCGGTGTAACTCATGGGCAACCTCATTCCCAACAGCGTCTTCGGCGACAACTCCGGCGGAGGCAGTGGCGGCGGGTCGGTGGACTCCGTCACGGCGGGAGACGGCACGATCACCATCGGCGGAACCGCGGCCGATCCGACCGTGCGCGTGGCAACGGCGGGCGTCGCCCTCGCCAACATGGCGAACCTCGCGCAGGATCAGTTCATCGGCCGGACCACGGCGTCCACGGGCGTCCCGGAAACGGCGACGATCACCGCTGCGGCGCGGACCGTCCTCGACGATACGACCGTCGCGAACATGGTCAACACGCTCGGCGGGGCGACCTCCACGGGCACGGGCGGGCTTGTCCGCATCACGGACGCGATCCTCGTGACGCCGAACCTCGGAACGCCGTCCGCCGTCGTCCTGACGAACGCGACGGGCACCGCGGCATCCCTCACGGCGGGCGTCGCCTCGGCGGTCGCGGTCGGCGGGATCACCGGACTCGGGACGGGCGTGGGCACGTTCCTCGCGACGCCGTCCTCCGCCAACCTCGCGGCGGCGGTCACGGACGAAACCGGCTCCGGCGCGCTCGTCTTCGGGACATCCCCGACGATCACGACGCCGACGATCTCCGGCGCGGCGCAGCTTGCCGAGAACGCGAGCATCCGCCTCGACGCGGCGCTGTCCGCGGACGGGACGTGGTCCGGGACCACGATCGCGGGCACCGCAGGCGCGACCCTCGCCTTCGGGGAAGTCTGCTACCTCGCGGCGGCGGACTCCCGCTGGGAACTCACGGACGCGGACGCGGCCTCGACGAGCGGAGATGTTCTTGTCGGGCTCTGTGTTCTCGCGGCGGCGGCGGATGGCGATCCGACCGTCATGCTCCTCTCGGGCAACATCCGGGCGGACACGGCATTCCCCGCGCTGACCATCGGCGCACCCGTCTACATCTCCACGACGCCGGGCGCGATCCAAGTGGCGAAGCCGTCCGGCACGGATGACGTGATCCGGCGCGTCGGGTTCGCTCTGACCGCGGACTCCATCGTCGTCTCCATCTCCCCTGACTACATCACGGCGGTCTAACTGTGACCGTCAAGACCTTCAACGGTGTCGCCTCCGCCTCGGTGAAGACCGTGCAGGGGGACGCGCTCGCGTCCGTCAAGACGTTCAACGGGGAGGCTGTCGCCAGCGCATCCACGTTCTCGATCCTCGCGGACGTAGAGGCAGGAAGCTCCGACGGGTCCACGGTCACAACCGCCTCGGTGGACTCGACGAACGCGAAGCTCATCGTTCTCGTCGTCACGTCCACGAATGGGTCGGCGGACAGCACGCTCCCCACGGACAGCGCATCGAACACTTGGACGGCGCTCACCGTGCGCGACGGCGGCCAGGCGGTCCAGATCTTCTACTGCGTCAACCCGACGACGAGCGCCACGCACACGTTCAGCGTGTCCGGCGGATCGTTCCCCTTCCCGTCGGTGTTCGCGATCGTCGCGGGCGGACCGGCGACGCCGTCCTACGATCAGGAGAGCGGGACCAACAGCGGCACGCAGCCGGGCTCGCTCACTCCCTCCACGACGGACTGCCTCGTCGTCTCGGGCGGCAACTTCAACAACTCCACCCCGACGAGCGCCACCGGCATGACGCTCACGGGCGCGATTGCCAATGACGGAAACCACTACGCGGGCGGAGCGGCTTACGTCATCCAGACGAGCGCCACCGCGGTGAACCCGACGTGGGACCAGACGGGCTCTATCGCAATGGCCGTGTTCAAGCCGTGAACGGAGACAGACCATGAAGCGCATGATCCTCGCTCTCACCCTCATCGTCCTCGCCGCGCTCGCCCCCTTCGCCGGGGCAGCCGGAGAGCCTGTGACCGGCTTCATCGCCGACGTGAACATGTCCACGCGGGAGGTGACGATCGTCCCGCCCGGGTGGCACCCTCCGATGCAGCTTCCGCCCCCGATCGTCTGCGAGGAGAGCGTGTGCGATGAACTCGCGTGGGCACTGGAACACGACATCCCGCCGCGCCTCGTGACGATCGAGCAACTCGACTGGCCGGAGGACGGCGTCTACGACGACTGGTCGTACACGAACCCGTGAGAATTCCGAGAATTCCGGCCGGGGGTCCCCCCTCCGTTCGCGTGTCTACTTTCGATGACGCGAACGCGGACCCGCACCCCCGAACCTGCCGACCCGGTTTCCACGCCGGAGGGCTACCCTCCCGTGAGGCCGGTCCTGCGTGACCACTTCCTGCGGTGGATGTCTGTCTACCTCGTCGCAAGCGCGCTCTTGACGCTCGCGGGGGTCGGGTGGACAATCGTGGAAGTGCGGGCGCTCCGGCATGAGCGGTCGGCGCAGACGCGGACAGAACTGACGGAACGCCTCGACGGCGTGAAGGACGGACGCTGATGGCTCAGGTCAACGGACAGATCGTTCTCGCGGCGACGGCGTCGGGCAAGAGCCTGTCGCTCGTCAAGCCGAACCCGTCGCCCCCGCCTGCGAACCTCGTCGTCCAGAAGTGGGACGATCCGCCGTCGTGGGCATGGGAACTCGTCGTCGGCAACGCGGGGCGCGCCTGCACCGTGGACACGAACGACTCGACGGGAGCCATCGTCGGGATCGCGGTCGGCTGACATGCCGGAACTCACGCTGACGGGCGTCCTCGTCGCCGGGTACATTCCGATGGCTACCGCCGTCATCTACGTCTTCAAGCGGATGGAGTCGCTCGTGAAGCGGTCGCAGGATCGCGAGGACAAGATGCTCGCCGCGCTCCTCGGACGGATGAACGACGAGGACGACGGGGCGCGATGAAGGAGTCTCTCATGAGTCGGATCGTTCGGTTCTTCAAGGCGGAGGCTCTCCCCCCGAACCCGGCACTTGACAAGGCGATCGACCGCGCCGCCCGCAAGGTGGCGAAGAAGAAGTCGTTGCGGGCGACCGCGACAGCAGGAGCATCATGAAGAACATCCTCAAGAGCAAGACGGTTTGGGGCCTGATCGCGACCGCCGCCGCGCACTTCGGCGTCGCGGGCGTGGCGATCGAGAACCCAGAGACGGCGGACACGGTGAACCAGATCCTCGCGATCGCCGGGATCGTGTTCGCGCTCATCGGGCGGTGGAAGGCGAAGGGCGGACTCTCCATCCTCCCCGCGGATGTCCCCGCCGCCCCGTAGTCTCTCCCCGTGCCGCCCTCCGTCTGCGCCGACTGCGAACAGATACCGTGCGTCTGCCCCTCGGACGTGCGCGACCCGCTCGTGATTGCCCGGCCGGAGGAACCGTGACCGCCGAAGAAACTGCCGCCCGCGTCCTCGCTCTCGCCGCAACCGCATCACTCCCGGTCGGACGGTCGCGAATGGACTGCGACGACGGGCGCATTCTCCTCGGCTTCTGGGACCGCGGCATCCACGGCTTCGCGGAGATCGAAGCGGATGGGTCGGTGACGTTTGACTGGACATTCGAGGACTTGTCCCGCCCGTGCATCGTCATCGAGGAGATGGACGTGGACGCCGGGTTCGCCGCGTTCGTCGCCGCGTGTCCGGTTGACGCTGTCCCCGCCGCGGAGTAGACTTCCGCCAGCGCGGTAGAGCAGTTGGTAGCTCGGGAGCCTCATAAGCTCTAGGTCGCGGGTTCGAGTCCCGCCTGCGCTACCACTCATCCCCGAAGGAGTGACCATGCCGAACCCCTCAGGCGTAAAGTCGGAGACGCGCAAGCGTGCCGCCATCCTCGCCCTCGCCGTCCTCGCCCTGACCACGACGAACTGCGCCATGCCGACCGCCGACCAGGGGCAGGGGCAGGGCTCGTCCTCGACGCCGACCTTCGTCTTCGCCCCCGTCTTCAACTTCGGGGCGATTGCGGGCGGCAGCAAGGGCGCGGACAGCGTCTCGACGACTGCGCCGACTTCCGCCCCCGCGGCGACCTCCGCGAACGAGGCGAAGCAGGAAGCGAAGCAGGACGGCAAGATCGACGCCACGATCCCCGCGGGCGGTTTGAGCCTCACACCCCCGAAGGTCGAAGTCCCCGCCGTCGTCGTCCCCGCGCCCGTCACGCCGGGAGAGTAGCCATGTGGATCGACCGCCCGCGAAGCAACCCGGACCTCGGATCGTCGTTCGTGCGCGTCCTCGACGGCTCTCCGGTGCGTTTTGGTCCGGAGGGGCGCATGGTCGCCCGTAGCGCCTGCGCCGAGTGCGCGAGCCTCGGCACGACGACGTGCGGGCATGTTGCCATCACCGCGAGCGGCGAGCTTCGGTCCGTCCGCGTCCGCCCGATCCGCATCACTCCGCCGAGGGATCTCTACGCGATGACGACTGCGGAACTCGTCGCGGAGCGCGACCGGCTGATGAAGGAGTTGGGCGTCATCGGCGGGATCGGGCGGTAGCGTGCGCGTCATCCTCCGCGCCGATCGCATCCGCCGATGGGAGACGCCGTCCGCCGCCGACCCGGACCCGGAGCCCGTGGACGCGCCGCTGTTCGTGCCCGCCCTCATCCAAGCCGACCTGAGCCCAGCGGAGATCGCGGAGTTGCGGCGGGTCGGCTTCGTGCCGGTCACGGTCGTCGTCAGTCTTCAGAGCGTCGTCGGCGCGGGCTAGTCGTCTCCGCCGACCCATCGCAGGAAGACGAACGCGAGGATCAGCGGGATCGTCGCGAGCAGCGCCGCGAAGATGACGGGCGCGAAGATGATCAGCGAGACGATGCCGCCGACCGCCGCGCCCTTGGCGGAAGTCCAGTTGATCGCGTCGGCTCCACGCTTGCCGATGCGCTCCGCAAGATCCAGCGCGAGTTGAGTCCCGCTCATCGTCCCCTCCGCTGCGCCGCCCGCCGCTTCCGGCGGAGACGTGCGCGCGTCCGGTAGATCCACTTGTCGCCGAGGTCCGCCCCCGCCCGAGCGCGAGCCCAGGGCTTCGGCGCGGAGAGGGCGGCGTCGAGGGCGTCGATGGCGACGGTGAACGACCCCATGACGTAGCCCGTGTCGAACGGGTCGCCCCACCGTCGCCGGGCGCAATCCATCTCCTCCGCCGCGCGGGCGACCGCCGCCCGCCAAGCCCGGCGGTCCTTCTCGCGCTGTCCCATCTCGAACGGTCCGAACTTGTTCATGTCGCCCCCTTCGACGCGATGGCCGCTTTGACCGCCGCCCAAGCGAGGTCCGGGGCGGTCGCCTGCGCCTCGCCAAGCGACACGCACCAACCCGTATCCGTCGGCCAGAGGCAGAGCGGGGGCTCGCCCATCGCCTCCGCGATCCGCCCGACGAACTCCAACTGCGCGGGCAGCGGGGCGTCCGGGGCGGGGATGTCGAGGAACTCGCCCGGTCCGATCGTGAACCAGTAGCCGCGCACCGCCGACACGCCGGGGCCGACCGTCCACCCCATCATCTCCGCCAGCCGGGCGCAGTCCGCGTCGCGGGCGGTCACGGGCGCTCCTTCACGGGAGGCAGTTCCGGATGTAGATGCTCCAGATCCACCTTGCCCGTCGCCTCGCCCACGTCACGCATCGCTCGCTCGACCTGTTCAACGTCGGTGACGAGCCCGCGCCCGTATCCATCGATGAGCATGAAGTAGCGCAGGCAGGTGAGGATGAGCCTCTGTTCGGCCTCGGAGATGAGGGAGGCGGAGAGGCGGTCGCGGAAGCCATTGCAGTCCGCGAGATGGGATGGGAGTTCGCGGGCGGTCACGCCTGCCTCCGGATCGCGGCGAGGAGTTGGCGGGCGATCCATCGGACCATCTCGTCCTCGCTCCACGTCTCGCAGCCCTCGGGATCGTCGCCGCGCTCCAACTCCGCCAGCTTCGCCGCCACCCGCTCCTCGGCGTCCGCGGGGATCGCCTCAGCGCGGAGCCGGGCGACCTCGATTTCGGCGGACTCGGCGCGGGCAATAGCGTCTCGCTTGCCGCGCTCCGAGTACGCAAGCTGTTCGGCGCGAGCTTCGACCTCGGCATTCGCGTCGTCCCGCTCCCGCGTCAGCCTCTCGACCTCCGCCCGGAGCCTCTCGCACTCCTCGCCCCGCGCCAACGCCTCGGCGGCGATCTCCGGCACCGTGAACGGGCATCCGCAGGATCGGATACCCGCCCTCTCTACCGCCTCGCGGATCGCCGCGTCGTCCATCCTGGTCATACCTTCCTCCCGGCGCGTCGCGCCTTCGGTGCCAGTGCCTTCTCCACGAACCGACCGCCCACGCAGCCGTAGTCGCAGCCGCCCGCGCACCGCGCCCCGTGGACGAACTTCCCGCCGTCGTCGAACCGCTCGACGCGCCACGATGGGACCTTCCGCCGCTTCGCGCGCTGGCTCACGCGCCACCGCACTTCGGGCAGGCACGAACGGTGCCCGTCGCGTGACAGATCCCGGCGGGCTCCGGCTTCGCGGGCTCCGCAAAGCCCTTCATCTCCGCCTCCGCCTCGCACACTTCGCACGCCACGCCCGTCAGGGCGACGCTGGCGCACTGAGGGCAGGCGCGATAGACGCGCGGCGCAGCCTTCGGAGCGGGCTCCGGCGCGGCACGGTAGGCGTTGAACGCGGCGAGCAGTTCGTCGTACACGCGCTCGTAGTCACAGTCCACCTGCGTCACTTCGCCGCCGGAGAGCCTCGCGATGCCGATGCGCTGGACGATGGCCGCGACGGCTTCCGAGTGCATCAGCGTCTCGACCGCCCGCGCCAGCCGCTCCGCCGGGGCCGACGCCGAGGGGACGCCAAGGACACGGTTTGCAGCCCATCCAGCCGCCCGTCGCGTGTGATCGTCGGCGCGCAGATCCACGCGGAGAGCCGCCAGAACGTCCCCGCGCCTGACCAAGTCGTCGTCGCTCACGTCGCCTCCTTCGCGGGGACCGCCCGCCAGACCGTCGCCTTGCGCCCCGAGAACGTGAGGCGCGTCGTCCCGCTGTCCTCGACGAGCCCGGCGCGGACCAACTCGATCCGGCGCGGGCGCTGCGTCGAGGAGAGCATCCACCGCTGCATCTCTTGGTCCGTCAGCCCGTCCGGGGCGTCGCGGAGCATCGCGAGGAGCTTCGCCCGGTCGGTGCCGGAACGGGGCTCCGCACGCTCCGCCGCCTCCGCCGAGGTCGCGGAGTGGGACTGGTACGGGGCGGTCACTTCGCACCCCCGATCTTCTCCCGCCACGCCTTGTCGAAGGCTTCGCACGCCAGCGCGGGGGACGCGCCGAAACCGCAGACGCCTTCCTGAATGTTCGCGCCGTAGAGGGCGCACCACTGGTCGCCGTCACGCCCCAGCGTCGGGCGCATGATGGCGGACGGCGCGGTGTAATCCGACAGCACGATGTCGATGGCTTGCTGTAGGAGCGCCTTCTGGAGCGACACATCGAACGCATCGCGCATGACGCGCTCCGCCACGGCTCCGATGTCTCCGCCGTGGATGCGGCTCCGAACCGCGTCGTAGATCGCTTGGTATTCGCTCATCGGCTCACCTCCAGCACCATCACGCGCCCTGTCCTCACCGTCCGCCGCCGCCCGCACGGGCAGCGATAGCGGATCAGAGCCTCTTGACGCCCGGCGATGAGCCGGGGGAAGCCGTGGAGTAGCCACCTGTGGACGTGACTCATCTCGCACCCCCGACGCGCCGGTCCGACTCCGCCCACTCCACCGCGCCGACGCTGCCGACGAACGCCGTCCAGCGGCGAAGCTCCATCCGCGGCTTCTCGCCAGCCGCCTGCCGCTTCGACCACGTCCAGACCGCAAATACCCCGCCCGCGTCTAGCCACTTGCGGAGGTTCGGGGAGGCCTCGCACTTCGCCATGCGCGCCCCGGAGTTCCCGCCGGTCGTGTCCGCCGTCGCCTGGATCGCGAGGATCAGCCCGGGCTTGACCGCGACGATGTCCGCGATGCCAAGGTAGTCGCGCTTGATGAACGTCCCGTGGATCGCCTGTTCCACGACGCCCGCGGTCCAGCCTTCCAGCGTCAGGAAGCGCATGGTCCGGGTGTCGGGGTTCACCTTCCAGCCGGGATCGAAGGGGTCGCGCTCGCGGGCGGGCTTCTTCGGGCTCACGACTGCCCCCTCGCGCGGATCGCCTTGGCGGCACCGTTGAGCGTGGCTTGCCCGTCGTCGTTGTCGTGGTACCCGCCGTACGTCTCCACGTCGGCATCCTCGACGAGCTTCGCGCACGCCTCCCGCTCCTCGGCGCGGACGGCAGCGATCTCCCGCTTCGCCACATCCATCACCTTGTCGGCGGTCGCGCCCTGTCCGCGCATGGAGTTCACCAACGCGACGACGATGTCCCGCGCCCGTTCCTCGTCCGTCACGACTGCCCCATCCTCTCCTGCCAGCGGGCGCGGAAGCACGCGAGGATGATCCGCAGTTGGTCGTCGAGCAGCCCTTCCGTGTCGTGCCACAGCTTCACGGCGTGTTCCACGTCGGACTGCGTGACCTTGGGGATCTCCGCGCGCGGGGCGACGGCGAGCGCGGCGCGGATCATCGCGCGCATCGCCTCCCTGACGGTCAGGTCCGGGTGAGCCGCCCGTTGCGCCGCGTCCAGCATCTCCTCCGTCGGCTCCGGCGGCAGGTTCCCGGCGGGGACCGCGGGCTTCGGCGCGACCGCGGCGGCGGCGGAGAGGGCGGCGGAGATGCGCTCGTCCGACGGTGACCATTCCAGTCCGTTCGAAAACGACATTCGCGCCGCCGCGATCATCTCCCAGGACGGACGCCAGGGCAGAACCGGGGCGGGTGCCGCGGGAGGCGGAGGGGCGTCGCCGGGGAGGTCCACGCCGAGGGCGCGGAGTTCCGTGTCCGCCTCCGCTCGCTGCCGGAGGTAGTGCGCGATCTTCTCTGCGTCTGAGTATCTCATGGGGTCCTTTCGGGGCTTGTGCCGGGGGGAGCGCCGCGCGGAGTAGGGGGACGCAACGACGCTCTTACGGAGGATCAGTCCAGCCCGGTAGTTGTGGTTAGAAGGGTTGGTCGCCGTCGTCGCCCCAGCGATCCGAGGGCGGAGCCTGACGCTGCGCCGGGGGTGCGGACGGTCGGCCCTGCCCGAGAACCTCGAAGTCCCGGGCGATGATGTCCGTGTAGAGCTTGCCGTTGTATTCCCGGCACTCCACCTGACCCTGCACCGCGACGACGGTCCCGGGCGTGAGCCCCGTCCGGTCACCGAAGCACTTGAACGAGAACATCGTCGGCTCGTCCTGCTTCGTCTTCCAGTTCCGCGCCATGCCCTCGATGGTCACGATGCGGATGGAGCCCTTCTCTTCGACGCGGCGGACGGTGCCGCTGAGGATGACGGAGTTCAGCATGGGCTACGGCCTCCAATCCGGGTCTTCGTCCAGCGTGCCCGTCTCGGCGGCGGGCGTCGCGGGCGCTTCGATCTTCGGCGTCTCCACGTCGCGAACCTCGGCGGGCGTCTGGATCGGCTCGTCGGACACGCCGGGCACGTCGAACGTCTGCGGCTCGCCCGCGTCCGCCTGCGCGTCGAGTTCCAGCAGCCGCGCCATATCCTCGCTCTGCGGGAGACGCTTCGCGTGGCGGCGGATCATCGTCTTCTTCACCATCTCGCCGTAGTCCGTTGACCACGCCGGGGTGTCCGCCTGCGCGCGGCGCTTGAGGGCTTCGACCTCCGCGATCGGCATGTAGTCGAAGTCGTACACGTCGCTCTTGAACCGCGCCTTCGACCAGACGCCGATGATCCGGCGCTCGACACCCGCGTCGTCGTGTGTGGACGGCATCCCGTCCGCGTTCTTCCATACCT